ATGCTTAAGAAACACCCGGAAAGCAAAGCAGCCACCGCTGCCGAGATTGAACGCTCTATCCAGGCCTTGAACAAAATGGCTGAGCGTCTCTGGGGGGAGGGTCGGGAAGCTGAGGCAAAGGCCCTTCTGGATGCCTTGGATGCGCTGAACCGTGCCTTGGATCGAATCAGGATCGGAGAAAGTCGCAAGGTGGTGACGTTGCACTGAAATGAAGGTTTGTCGGGTGACAGTGACATTTTGCGCGCGTTTTGCGCAGGCACAAAAAAGCCGATCTGACTGATCGGCTTAAGTGTCTGATTTTACTCAGGAATAATGGTCGGGACGGAGTGATTCGAACACTCGACCCCTAGCACCCCATGCTTGCAGGGGCCATAAAAAGCTATACGGATCAGTCTTTTGGAACGGCGCCCACTGCAATCGATGCCGTACCGTGCTTTACCGTAATTCACGTTTCCCCGCAAAAGTCCCTACAGGCTTTCGGCCAGAAAGTCCCTGCATTCCGGCGTTCTGCCAACCGAACACATCCCCTGCTACGCTGATTTCTTCTGCCGAGGAAATCCCATGCCAAATGCCGACCTGCTCCCTTCCCTGCTCTTCAAGATCAACGAAAATCAGCTCGCCCTGGAGGCCGCCATCCTGGAGCTCTCGAACTGGGTTGAACAGCGAGGATCCGCCGAAGTCGCCGACAACGTGCGCGGCGCGCTCTGGGCGATCGACAAGAACGAGGAGTTCATCAAGATGACCCTCGCCGTCCTGATGACGCCCGACTGACAGCTCGTCGCCTGGTTCTCGTCGGCCGGGGCCACCTCGATTACTGTGTATTTAAACAGTACACATCAAGGCCCCTACCGTGGACCCCTCCGAAATCGAAAACACCGACGACTGGCTCGGCTGCCCGACGCCGCTCGAAACCTGCCAGCACCAGCTCAAGATCTACGAGAACGAGTTCGAGGAACTGACCCTGCAGCTGCGCCAGCAGCGGGAGCGGATCTTCAAGCTTGTCCAGATGCACGCCGAAGCCATCAGGCAGCGGGACGAGGCCATGGCCACCCTCCGCGAGAAGGCGGCAGAAACAGCAAAGATCCGCAGAAAAATGCACGACATGCGCGGCTCGGAGAATGCCTACAAACGTGAAGCTGATAGCCTTCGCGGAATTCTTGCCGGCCTTTCTCCTCCATCTAAAACGATCTATTGACTTCAAGAATTCACCAGCGGCGCGTAAATGCTGGCGTTTTTGGTCTGGGGGTTTTAAAGGGCTTCAGGGGGCATTCAACCCCCTAAAACCCCCTAAAAAACGCAGGAATGGTACAAAAAACGGTACGAGCTATAGCGTCATCCTTAAGATCATATAATCTCATCTGGAGACCCTGAGGAGATGCTTATGTTCAGCGGCATGACAGATACAGAAGTTCACGCAAAATGCTTTGAATTGATTCAAGCTGAAAATGATAGGGGTGCTGCACTACTTGCAGCAGTATTCGCAGAGGCAGCACTTGAGAGCTTGATACTTGACAGGTTAATTCCAAACTCAGGAAAGCAAAAGCTCCCTGTTAACAATTTCGCCGCCAAAATAGATCTTTCTTTTAGATTAGGAATAATTCCTGAAGGCGTTGCTAACTTATTGCACGGATTGCGAGATATAAGAAATATATTCGCTCACCAAATCATATCCGACTTTGAAACCCCAAGCGTAGCAACTAAGACGGAAGCAATTTTTAAATGCCTTCCAGAACACTACGCAAGGTTCATAGAGCACTGGTCAAGCAACATAAACGAGGCACTCAAGAAATACAATGTAGAGATTCAAGCCAGTGCAGAGACAATAAAACTTCGTGTTAGATTCAACAACTATTTCGCGCAAACCATTATGGACCTCAATGCGATTCAAAAGACCAATAAGCGACTCGAAACTGTTTATTAGCATCAAAAGCGATGCTAATTTTTTTGACCACGAATGTAGGTCACGGCGCCAGTGCGCGTATATACGCCTGACAGGCCTGCAGCGCTATCAATCCCCTGTCGCCTTCGTCGGTGATGGCGACAATTCTTTGAGCATGCGTTGGGTCAAGTTCGGCTCGTACGAGGCCATGAACCACGCCGCCGGCGCCGGCGGTGGCAGGCACTGAACAGCCATCGGTTGAACCCGCATCGAGGATGACTGACAGCCGCAGATCAGCAGTGGCAAGGCGATCGCGCAGGCGCGCCTGGTCTTTTTGGGCATCGCTGAGTTCCTTGTAGTGGGTTTGCTCGCTGGCCGACAGGCGCTGCTCGAGCGCCAGGCGCTTGTCCTGCTCAGCCTGCTGGGCGCCGGCGGCGGCCTGGGTGAGTTGGTTGAGGGTTTCGGCGTGCTGACGGGTCTGCTCGGCCAGTTGCTGCCCGTAGCGCCAGTCCTGGAACAGCCAGGCGGCCCCGGCGCCGATCAGCACCAGCACCACCGCGGCGACAGCCTTCCACGGGACGGCCATCACGGCACGTCCTTGAAGAAGACGTGCCCGCCCAGCTGCAGGGTCTTTTTCGCCTTCGCGGCCCAGGCCGGCGGCTTCTTCATGCTGAGGGCGTAGTAGTGCGTCGCCCCGCCGGTGGGATCAGGCACCTTTCCGTCGATGACCTGGTCCGCCGCCGCCCTGGCCTGGGACAGCTCGCGGGCCGGGATCGGCTTCGCGCCGGACAGGTAGGCGAAGTTCGGGTCGTCCTTGTTCCAGCAGCTGAACTGGTACGGCTTCTGGCACACGCCGGCGTAGCCCTCGCCCCACCAGGAATTGGGCTTTCCGTCGAACACCCGGTTGCGGATCGTCCAGGCCACGGCCACTTGGCCGGCCTGGGTCTCGCCGCGGGCCTCGCCCCACAGCGTACGCGCAAGGACGTCGCGGTCTTGTTCGGTGACTGTCATGCTTTTCTCCAGGCAAAAAAATGCCCGCGCTGGGCGGGCGGACTCAGGCGCGGCGATCGGCTCATGCCGAAGTCGCGCGGGCCACGGTGGTTTCTTCGTTGTACGGCTCGGGCTGCTCAGGCCAGGACGGCGCCGTCGGCCAGACCGGGAGCCCGGTCACTCGGCCCAGCAGGACGCGGTACTTCTTCCAGTCGGCCAACGCCGCCACCCGCTGTGGCTTCTCGTCGACCTCCTCGGGAAGCGCGTATTCGCCGTCGATCGCGTCGTTGATGGCGTCGATCCGGCTTTGCAGGGCCGTGACCTGAGCCGTCGCCAGGCGGGTTCGGGCATTCAGAGTGGCCGTGGTTTCGCGCAGGAGATCCTGTGCGGCAATGGCGTCGAGCAATGACTGGGGGATCTCCTCGACGTAGGTCTCGTCTTCCAGCAGTTCCATGTCTGGGTTGATGGCCCGCCAACCCGCGGCGGTGATTGCGTAAGGCATTTCGTCACCTGTCGAAGTAGTAGCCGAGCGCGTAGCAGTTGGCACTTCCGCCGCCGGTTGCGCTGTACGTAATGGTGCCGTCCCCAGCAATTGGGCAACGGCCGTTAAAAATGGCAGTTGGAGGAACGAACACCATCCAGCCTGACGCTACCGGTGTCCCTGCGTCGGAGGGGGTGAACCTCACCGAAGCGCTACCGACGTTCTGCCAGGCTGCCTCCAGGGTGTGCGCCGTAACCGGTGTGACGGTTCGCGTGTTGAATGCCGCTGCCGACGTGCCGCCGTTGAGCAGCCGAAAGGTCGTGGTTTCCGGGCTGGCCACCGTGTACATGATCGAGCTGTCGGTGAGCCTATGGACAAACTGATAGGCCCCGGCCGCGTTGGTATTGATCAGGATCGACGCGATGTAGCGCCGGGAGGCGTCCCCCGTCTTCTGGTGGGCCTGGTTGTAGTAGCGCGTCGGCGCTGCCGTTGTGGACTGCTCGATGGCGCCGGCGGAGGTGAGGTACAGGTGAATGAAGGTGTTCACCGCCCCGACGCCCATGGGGGTGATGTTGCCCCCGGCGTAGGTCACGACCTTTCCAACTGACGGCACAAAAGCGCTGCCCGCACGAACCGCAATAGTAGTACCCGACAGCCAGACCAAGCCAAGGCCTTCAATGAAGCCCTGAGCACCGCCGAGACCACCCTGCTCCCTCGACAGCGGTGTCGTCAGCCCGGTGAGCGAAGTGATGTCCGAGTTTTCGCCCCTAGCCGCCCGGGCGACTACCTGGGCCTGGAGCTTGGCCAGCGCAGCCAGAACCGTGTCAGTGGCCACTACAGCAGTGGGATTGCCTGGTAGGCTCAAACCAGTCAAAGGAGTACCGCATACCCGGGCCTCTGAGAAGTATTTGTTCATTACCCCTTCGGTCAATCCATCAGCATTGGAAAGGCCGAGCGCCGATCGGACACCGGATTGCGTCGGATCACTGCCAAGCACCGCGATCACGCCGCCGAACTGGTTTTTCAATGTATTGAACGAGTCAGCCAACGCTTTCGGATAGCCCTGCACTGGCATGATTGCATAGGCCGAGCCGCTTACTGTCGGCCCCTTGTAAGCCGGAATGATAGAGATCACAGACTGGCTGGCGATGTTTCCGATCTCATAGTTAAAGCCATCCGGGCCTACAAACGCGTCTCCGACTCGTGAGTTGGCTGCGAAATCCGCATTGGTTCCAACGACTGTGGTTGATCCCGCGGTGACAGCTACTGTTCCACCTCTGAGCCAAGGCATGGAATATCCTAAATTTGGTCAATAAAAAACCCGCACAGCGGCGGGTCGTTTTTGGTCGTGATCACAAGGGCCGCATGGGTCTGGCCGCGAAAGTGGTTCGGCCATTTTTAGCGGTTCCCCCTTCTGAACTCACCATTGCCCCCACGTAACCATTGAGTGTTGAGCGCACTCCCGCATGGAATCCGCAAGGTGTCTGAAGCGTTGTATTGCCGTTGTAGATCTTCCCGCCAAGCAGCGTGGAGGCGAGAAAGTAATCATCGTAGGAGCCCGTCCAAGGCATTTGGTAACCGCTCCAGTAGATACCGGAAACCTCACTACCCCGATTGTCCAGACTCCAGCCTTCGTTGATTGGAAATCCTGTCATCACGAGGAGATTGTCGGCGCCCACGAAGATCTGCTCGTTAGCGGCATTGCGCAGACGCAAGTCGTACTCGCTTGCGCGCGACGTGGACCGGAACGTCGCGACAAGCCAGCGACCGCTGCAGTCGGACGCATTGAACGGCGCCATCAAGTGCAGCTGAAAACGAAACCCTGTCCAGTTGCCCGCCCCCCCCAGTTGCACCAACGAGTGGTACATGCCCTGGTTGGTTGGATTGAGGAAAACGTGCGGCGCCTCGGCGGTGGTTATGGGGGCCGGGTAAGTAATGACCGCCTGGGTGATCGTCACGGGTGCATTCGGCGGCTTCCCGATCGTGTAGCTACCCGATGCAGCGACGTTCAGCACCTTGTTCTCACTATCGATTTGAAAGAAGTTCTGTCCGTTACGTGACCTGAACCCGTAGTCCATGCTCCTCTCCTATTGGTAACTCAGGATAAAAACGTTGAGCACCATCCCTTGCCCGCGCCGAACTCTGAGCTGTCCCGCCGACCAGAAGACCGCAGGTAAGACGGAGTTTTCATCTGTTGGATTTGGTAAGGTCACACACACGAACGACTGCGCAGTGATCTCCGGCATATTGATGTAGCTGGTGAAATTGCTGGTGATGGGAGGGACGGTGACCTGTCTCGTCACAATCGATCGAATGGTCATGGTGGACGTTTCCAGTGTCACGCGCCCCGCAGCGTCCTTCGTCCTCGCGCCGTAGTAATCCATTACGTCATCTTCCCGAGCGCCGCGCGCTCGATGTAGTTAAGGTCGTAGACATAGATGCCGTTGTTGTTCAGCAGTGTGTAGCCGCTATCTGACTGACCTCGCAGAGTGAATGTCCCTGCCGGAATATTGATCTCCAGCAGTGGTAATCCCTGATTGTTCAAAGCTGCAGACCGAAGCGTCATCCCGAGCACCAGTTCCTTGATGAAGGCTTGGCTGATGATCGCGGTGTTCATGAACACCTGACCGCCCTGCACTACGAACGGAGCAATCATCTGCCCGCTGACCTCGTCCAGGATCGCGAAGCGCTGGGCGAACGCAAGGATCTGTGACTCCTGCTGCTCCCCTTCCACACCAATGGCCAGGCCCGCCATGACCGTGCGACCGCCGACTGTTGTAGATGTCTTGATGGTGGTCAGCGCCGACACCTTGCCGTTCAGCCCTGCGACCACAGTGCTAGCCGTTTCGGCCTTGGCCGTTGCATCGCTTGTTTTCGCTGTCAGCGTGTCGATCTTCTGCGCCGTCGCCTCCTTGTCTGTTGCGACTGTCGTGGCGAGTGATGTGATATTCGCGGCATTCGTCCCGACCGCTGCATCGAGCGTGGTGATGCGGGTGGCCGAGGCCAGATTTTCCTCAGCGCGAACCCTGTCGTTGGTGGCAATAGACGCGGTATTGCTCCAGCCTTGGAGCGCATCCGCCATTGCTCCATGGCCGTCATCCTCACGCCATGCAGCCTGCAGCGCTTGCATGCTTGATGCCTGGGCGGTGACCTTTCCGTCGATGGTATCGATCTGAGTGGTGTGCTGCTGAACCTGTAACGCCAGCGCGTTGGTCGTTTCGGCAATCGTCCCTATGTCATACCAGAACTCGGCGTTCGGCGGCGAAGTACCGATAGGCACTGCTTTGATCGCCGAGTACAGCCGACCCTCCAAACGAACCACTTCCCCTTTTCCATAGGACTTTGTCGGGTCATACACCATGGCATCGGCGATTTCGCCGATTAGGTCTTCCAGTTGCTGCTTGGCCTGCTCGATACGATCGTTGACAGAACCTTCACCGTCACCGGAGATCCTGCCGATCTCCTCCAGAAGATTTTTGCCCAGTGCAGACTCCTGGATTTTGCCGAGGAAATACTGCTCGTACTCGCCCTCGTCGATGCTGACTTGCCCGTTCACGCCATTCACTGCAGGAAACCACGGCCCGACGTTGCCAATTCGGTCTACCAGGCGCCCCCAGAAAAAGAGGCTGGTTCCTGGCACGATGTTCTGCATTTCGTGGTTCGCTTGCGGATAAGCAAAATCCGACAGTTTGACGGCGCTGGACAGGTCATTGACCTTGTTATTCCAGATTTCTGTACGTTGAGTGTCGCCGGCCCCTTCTGGGAATCCCCATTCCAGGCCGATGCCATAAACCTTGCTGGTCGTTCGGAGGTAAGCCAGTGCCGGCGGCAGCCCCTGCTTGCCGCTGAGGTTGGTCAAAACCGAGTTGCGCCAGATCGACGAGATGTCGAACGCGCTCACCGCGCGGACGCGGGCCACATAGGCGCCGGCGTAGATGCCGACGACATCCACGCTGGTCGTCCCGGTGCGCTGCAGCTTGATCCAGTTCCCACTGTCCTTGCGCCACTCCACGTCGTAGCCGACGGTGCCTTCCACGGCGGGCCAGCTAATGTTCATGGTGGCCACGGCCAGCCCCTGCACTACCGACGAGGTCGACGCGACGGTGACGCTCGCCGGCGGCGGAACAACGGTGATCGGGATCACGCTGATCGGCCGCTCTTCCAGGCGGGCGCCGGTGTCGATGTGCGGGAACTTGCTGGGCTCATACTGCAGGGCGCTGATCTCGTAGTCTCCCTCTACCGTGCGCCGAGTGCGCAGCACCCGGTACAGCGGGATCGCCAGGTCGTCGGCGTCCAGCGCCCACTGCAGCTGGGCGATCGGAGGCTCGCTGTAGGCCACGGTCACGGTGACGGCGCGGCCGCTGACGCTCTGCACGGTTCGGCCCTCGGCGCGGCCGCCCGGCAGGTTGATGATCAGCCGGTCACCGGCCTTCGCCTGTGTGTCGCGGTCGAGCGTCACCACGCGCCCAGCGGCGGCCGAGATGCGCCCGCCGACCTCACGACCAGCCAGCAGCGAGTCCGCCACCGGGATGATGTGCCCGGGCAGCGGGATCACGCCCTCCATGCCGGTCTTGAACGACACGGTGCGGTCCTGGTTGTTGCTCAGGACTGCCCACTTGCCGCGACGCTGAGCCTCGGATGCACGGGTGCACCCGATAGCGCTCAATTCGATCAGGCGATCGCCATAGCGGCGCTGCAGGTCGGGATCGGCGAATGGGATCACGTCTGTGTCGTAGTTGTTGGCCGGGTTGTCGTAGCTGACCAGCGCCCGGGTGTAGCGCGTTTTCGCCGATGCGCTGCCGTAGGTGAACTTGCCGTCGATGACGTTGGCCCGGGTGAAGACGTAGTCGAAGTCCTGGGCCCGCGGCATGTCGGCCTGCATCACCAACTGGCCCTGGGCCCAGTAGGTCATGCCCTGATAGCTCGCCGAGATATCCCGCAGCAGCGACCAGGCATCCGCCTTGCCCTGCAGGTTCATGTCGTACAGGTAGCGCGGCTCGACGCCGCCCAGGCCGTCCGGCACCAGCTGGTCGCAGTACTGGGCGATCCGGTACAGCTCCCACTTGTCGACCATCCACGGCTTGATGCGCTTGCCCAGGCCGAACAGGTCATTGGTGCAGATCCCGTAGGTGATCCAGGCCGGGTTGTTCGTCCACGCCGACTTCATGCTGCCGTCCCACGTCCCGGTGTAGGTGCGAAGCTCAGGGTTGTAGTTGCTCGGCACCATCCAGCGCCGGGCCTTGCACTTCACGGTCACGGACGGGATGTTGGTGAACTGCTCGGCATCGAACTCGATGTAGAGCAGCGCGGTGTTCGGGTAGCGCAGCTTGGCGTCGATCACCTCGGTGTAGCCGGCGATCAGCATGGTGTCGGCGATCTTGTTGCTGTTCTGGTTCGGCGTCAGCCGCCGCGCGCGGATCTGCCAGCCCGTGGTCGCCGGCGGCAGGTCGATACGCCGCGAGCGCTCGTAGCGAGTGGTGGTCTTGCCGTCCACGGCGTCCACCAGCACTTGCTGATAGGCGCCGCCGTCGGTGGCCACGTCGACGGCGTACTCGATGCGGTAGCCGGCCACGTTGCCCTGGTCGTCAGCCCGCTGCAGGGCGGGCCAGGCGAAGCGCATGCGCACCGCCGACAATTGGGTATTGGTGATCGCGCGCACCCACGGCGTATCGCTGCGCAACTCCACGTTCAGCGACGTCTCGTTCTCCACCGACGGAATGCCCGGGATGTAGGTCTGATCGACCGAACCCGGCCGCCAGTCCCACCGCACGTTCGGGAAGTTGTAGTTGCCGCTGGCATCGCGGATCGGCGTGTTGTCCAGGTAGATGTCGTAGTCGGTCGGCGTGCCGTCGAACTCGCCCTCGCCAACGGCGATCAGGAGCTTCGCTAGGTTCGTCGAGCGCAGGCTGTCGCTGGCCTCAAACGGCGCCTTCGGCTTGCTGCTGCCGCCCTTCTCGCCGTAGATCTCGATCCTTTCTGCTGCGCCCATGCTTTCCTCCAGGCGTAAAAAAACCGCCCAATGGCGGTTGCTGTGCTGCTGGCCTGATCAGACTTTGTCTTCGGCAAAGATCGAGGCGGAAATGATGATGCCGCCCCACCGGCGCTCGCCGACGCAGATCGGTACCGGGTTGCCGCTGGCGGTGGTGTTCTTGGCGCTGCCGAAGGCGTAGGACGGGGCGTTGTCTGGGGACGCACTTTGCTTAAGGCCCGAGGCCTGGGGGCTGAGCATTTGGATGACGCCGCCAATCGCCATCGAAGTGCCGGCCGCATACAAAAAAGGAGATGCTGCCGCCAACGGGGTAAAAGACAGCACGTAAGCTGCCGCGATCATCACCGTGCCGATTATCGTCTGCAACCCTCCGGCGCGCTTGCTACCACCAATCACCGGAACAATCCTAACTTCACGAGTGCCGCCAATGTCGAGTCCTTCCATGCCGATGTTCGATCGGTTCCGGAAAATGACAAACTTCAACCCAAGCCGCTCAAGCCGCCTTATTTCCTCGGAAAACCCATCGACTGTCGCATTGAGCGCTCGGAAGACCTCCCCGGCTGAGCCGCCATCAAGGAGAAAGTGTTTGCTGCGGAAAAACTTCTTCGCAAGCGACCCGGAAAGCAAAACCCTGGTCATCGGGGTGTAAGTAATTGCTGAACACATACCTTTCTCCAAGCGTAAAAAAACCGCCCGGAGGCGGTCAGTTCAAAGCGTCGTTGGGAGTATGTCTATCTGCCCATCGCCGCCAGTGAAAATTCGATATTTTTTGATCACACCATCCTTCACGACTGCTTCTCGCTCAATCCGGTCTGCCCCCATAGAACAAAGGCCAGACCCTGTGTAAGCGGCCCCGACCGAAACGGAATCAGGCGGAAGATAAAAAGACGCCTTCTGGCCAGGATCAAGCTTAGCGACTTGCTTGCCGTCAATGAAAACCGCCATTGAGCAAAGACTGCCTGTGTGGCCCACATCCCGAATGACCTGGAGTGTGCCGAAGGCACCAGTTGGCTTGCTCTGGTATGCAGATAACTGAATTGCAGGGGCTTGCCGAGCCTCACTGGACGGCGTCGGCGACGTCGCACACCCCGCCAAAAGCGCCACAGCCAACGTTCCTAAAAGTACACGCATAATCGATTCTCATCCTGAAAACTGAAAAAGGTACAGTCGCGTGACGAAAACCCCAAGCGAAAGCCGTTCGTCGAAAACATAAATTATGATTTTCGGCAGACCTACAATCACCGTTAACGAACAACGTTAAGCATTAATGATGATTATCAGTTTTCGCTGTCCCGATACTGAGTCGCTATACACGACCGGTGCCTGCAGGCGCTGGCAAGCGATATCATCTGTCGCTCAGAGGAAGCTGACGATGCTGAACTCGGCGACCACATTGCACGATTTAGGATCGCCCCCAGGCAATCGGCTGGAAGCGCTACAAGGGAACCGACAGGGTCAACATAGCATCCGAATTAATGATCAGTACCGCATTTGCTTCACCTGGGATGCTCAAGGGCCTGAAAACGTTGAAATTGTAGACTACCACTGAGGTGACTTGTGTTTAATAACGGCATGCGCCCCGTCCACCCGGGCGAAATTCTGGTGGAAGAGTACCTCCACCCACTGGACATTACGCCAACAGCTTTGGCCCGAATGCTCCACGTTTCCCCGCCTACCGTTCTCGAAATTGTGCACCTGCGACGCGGAATCACAGCAGACGTAGCTTTGAGGCTGGCAGCCTGTTTGGGTACCAGCGCTCAGTTCTGGGTCAATCTGCAAGCGACATATGACCTGCGTCGTGCCGAGATCGATCATGGCGTCGACATAGCCCACCAAGTTCAACGCGCTCCCGAGCTCGCATAAATCCGCTCAAGCTAATTATGCGCAGAAGCTCTGTGGCGCAGCACCAGGCGCGTTCTATCAAGCCAAGGCCCGCCGAACACGATCACCTCCGACGGCCGGCCGTACAGGTGGTGCAGCAAGAACGGCCCAGGCCCGAAGGTTTCCGCATCCTCACCGGGCAGCGCCGGATCCGCGCCAAGGAAGATCCCTGCGTGGTTAGGGTAAACCGTCCGCCCCACCTCCATCACGATCATGTCGCCGCGCTGCGGCTGGTCGACCCGGCAGAAGCCGGCGGCCTCGTAGTTGGCCTCGTACAGGCTGATGTTCTCCCTGCTCTCCCACCAGCCGTCTGCGCGTTTGAAGGCCTCGAACTCCAGCCCCCATTCGCGCTTGTACCAGTCAGCGCAGACCTGCCAGCAGTCCCAGGCGCCGTGCACGAACGGACGCTTGAGCAGCGGCACCTCGCCGGACGGCGTGATGGTGCGAAAGTCGCCCTCCGGCCAGCTCAGGATGTGCCAGGGCAGCGCGGTGGCCTCGCACATGGCCAGGTCGCGCGGCGAAGGCCGGCTGGTGGCGTCCGGGTGCGAGTGCACCACGCCGATCACCTCGCCGACGTCCTCCGCCGCCGCGTACTCCTCCGGATCGATCCGGAACTCTTCGTTCGGCTCGGTTGAGACGTTTCGGCATGGGTAATACTGCTGCTTGCGGCCCACGGCCAGCAGCAGCCCGCAACATTCTTTCGGGTACTCGGCGGCGGCATGGGCCTGGACCGCGTTCAGGATGTGTTTGCGCATGGTCAGCTCCGTGCGATCAGTGAAACAGCCGGGAACCCGCCGAACGGCAGCGGATTGCCATCGCCGAAGCGCGGGATGCAGCCCCTGCCCAGCGTTGCGTCGCACTCATCCAGTTCCGGGTTGTCGGTGGGCACGCCGTCCTTCGTGACGTAGCCGCCGGTGTAGCCGCAGTTGGGCCCGCGGTAACCGCCGGTGAGGCACCAATGGCAGAGGGTCGTGGCCTGGCGGCCGACGGTCTCGCCGCCGACGTCGCCCGGGCTGGCCAGCTCCCAACTGACCGTTTCCCCGTCCTCGTTCGTCTTCTGGTCGATGTACCAGACCTCGATCGTCTCCTGGGTCGGGTCTGCCGTCGGGTTGCCGGCCGGGAAGTTGTCCGCGTCCAAGTACGTGCCCAGCGTGTGGCGCATGGTCAGCTTGAACTCGACCAGATCCTCGAATGCCAGGCAGAGCGCAGTGATCCGCCCGTTGACGTTGCCGACCGACAGCGTGGGCCGTACCGCCGTGCCGTCGCCGTTAGACTCGATTCCGTCGATCTGCATTGGCCAGGCGCTGTATTCGTTGCCCTGCCAGTAGATCGCCTTCGCCGGCAGCTGGTCCGCGTTGGCGCCGGCGGCGATCAGCTCGGCCGACGTGTGCGGGATCGAATGCCCGTGGAAGCGCAGTACGTCCGCGCCGTAGTCGGTGCCGTCCAGCTCAAACAGCAGCACCTCGCTGCCCGGCTCGAGCACCTGGATGTCGCTGATTAGCGGCATGGCTACCCCTTATGGTTGGAATGCCCGCTCGAACGTCGCGGTGAGTTTGAAGACGCCGCCGCCCATCGGTGTGGGAGCGGGATTCTTACAGGTGAACAGCCCGAGCTCACCGAGCGGCGTTGTCCAGAGAAACGCCTTTGCCCCGGCATGACGGTCGAGGAACTTCATGATATTCACCACCACGGCCTTCTGGCCGACGCAGGTGACTGGGTAGGAGTCCTCTTTGTTGTTCGGGCCGTCGCCGGCGCTCTGCGCATAGCCGTTGCCGAACTTCGAGGTGCGCACCCGATAATTAATGTCGGGGGTTTCCCCGCGCTCGGTCGGCCAGGTGAATGTCTCTATGGCCATCAGGCCCTCCCATTTGCGTTTCGGAAGCTGGTTCCGCCGGGTCTCCAAGAATCGGAGACGGCTTTCTCGGCCACGACCTGCATCTGCGACTGCAGGCTCTTCGACAGGGCCTGCTGGTCGATCTGCATCCCCTCGCCGCTGCGATCCTGCGTCACCACCGTCACCGGCGCGCTGATGCTGATCGAGGTGCCGGAGCCGCCGGCGGCAGCGATGACACCCAGCTTGCCGCTGGAGGTTCTGGTCAGGGGCATGATCGCCTCAGGCCCGGCCTCTCCCATCACGCCCGCCCGGCCGCCGGCCATCCCGAAGGCGGTTGGCGTGCTGACGATGCTGTTGGTGAAGGCCCCGCCGTTGGCGAACATCTGCACGCCGGACTGCCAGGCGCCGCCGTCCGCCTGGGTGGTCACCCAGTTGGAAAAGTCGGATCCGGTGTAGCCGGCGGTGGTGGAACCGGCAGACGCTGTGCCGCCGCCAAAGTAGGAACCCGCGGCGGACGAGGCGATGCCGAAGATCGAACTCAGCACGGAAGAGCTCGCCTGCCGGGTCGCGATCCGCGCCATGTCTGCCAGCACCGACTTGGCGAAGTCGGCAAACGACAGCTTGCCGGTCATGGCGAAGTTGACGACCGCGTCCTCCATCGAGCTGAAGGCGTTGCTGAACAAGGACTTGGTCTGGCCGGCGATGTTGCGCGCCGAATCCAGGTAGTTGGCCCAAGCGGACGTCGCTCCCTTCGTCCAGTCGCCCTGCGCCGCCTCGACATCCGCATAGTTCTGCCGGATCTGGTCGGTGGCAGCCTTGTTCGCGTCGGCGAGCGCCTGCGACTTGCGCTGGAACTCCTCCTCCGACATGTTCCGGGACGGATCGGACTTCTGGTTGGCGAGATCCAGCGACTGCTGGGCGAACCGGTCTTGCTGGTTGTTCAGCTCGCTGTTCAGCGCGTTCTGGCGATCGCCCTGGCCTACGCCGAGCACTGCCCGCTGGCCGGCCAGCTCAAGCGCCCTTTGCTGCTGGGCCAGCGCCTGAACGTAGGTCGTGATCGACCGTTCCTGCTGGGCCAGGCGGCCCTTCTCGTTCGTGGCCAGGACTTCCAGCTCGCTGTCGGCAGACTTCTGCGCCTTGACCATCGCGGCGCGGGCGTCGGCGATCTTCTGGTCGAGCTGGATGCTTTGCTCGGCCGTGGTCGACTTCTTGGCCTTGGCGGCCTCCAGCGCGGCGATTTCGGCCTCGTGGGCGGCCGTGACCTCGTCCCGTTCGTTCCCGATCAGGGCTTCGCGCTTGAGGGCGTAGTCGGCCTGGGAGACCAGGCCGGCTTTCTGGACTGCGTCCAGTTCCTTCTGGGCGTTTTTGTACTCTTCGCTGATCGCGGCCAGGTTGTTCTTGGCGTTGTTGAAGCCCGAGAGGTCGACACTGCCGGCTCCAGCCTTGGGATCCTTGTTGTCTTTGTCGATCTTGCCGCGCAGCTTGTCGTAGGCTCCGCCGGCGAACTTCTGGCCGTCAAAGGTCACCCCATCAAGCAAAGGCGATTTTTGCCCGGTCTTGTCGGCATTCTGGTAGAGCTTTGTGAACTGGTCATTCAGCTTCTTGTAGGCCTCCTGACGCTTCGCCAGCGGATTCAGGTTATCCAACTGCCTGTCCAAATCCTTCTGGACGGCAATCAGCTCCTTGTTTGCCTTTGTCGCTTCGCCCGTGGCAGCAGTATTGCTTTCACTTGCCGACTGGAGAGCCTTCAGTCTTACTAGTTTCGCTTCCAGCGCCGGCGTCGAGTCGTCGTTATCGCCTTCGTCCAGCCCAAGGAACGAATTGAGCGAGCTCAGCCCATTGGACACCGCGCCGGCAATGCCACCGGCTTTCCTGGTGTCCAGAACTCGCTGGGTGATCTCGATCTGCTTTGCCAGATCCGGAAAGATTTCCGACCGGATCTCCGCGTAGGCGCCCTTGATAGCCTTTTTCACCCGATCCCAGTCCCGCTCGATGTCCGAAAGGGATTCGCGGTAATTCTTCAGCCGCTCTTGCGCCGAGTGGTTGAGGTCTTCGCTGAGGGTATCCAGCGCGCGTTGATGCTCGCCCTGCTCGTCCAGCGCCTTGATGACTTGGTACTGCTCGTAGGTGAGCAACCCATACTGATCACTGATCTTCTCGGCAGCATCTGTCGCGGTATCGCCCGCGCTGGCAAGCGACTTGGCGATGTCATCCGCCCCCTTCCCTGTAACCTCACCGATGGCAGCGGCAGCCTCCGCCAAATTTTGCATCTGGACACCGCTGGTGGCGGCGCCAGAAGCCAAGGCAATCACAGCTTCACGGGCGCCGGTCAGGTTGCCAGTTAGCGCACCAGCGGCGTCAGCCATTGACTTGAGGCTGGCAATGCTCTGCCCGGCATCGTTCGACCCGCCGTTGATTGCAGCGTTGAACTCACGCGCCTGCTTCACAGCGTCAAGGTAGGCATACCCCAGCGCCCCGATGACACCGGCCAGCAATCCGGCCGGAACCAATGCGGCAGCCAGGCTCTTGGCCGACGCTCCGGCGCCAGCGCCGAGCTGCGCGACTGCCCTCGCCCCGCTGCCCCAGTCGCCCGACTGAAGCGCGTTTGCCAGCTGCATCACGTTCTCTTGAGCCTGGCGGGTGCCGAGCTTCAACTTGTCGAATGCAGTTTCTGCCGCGGTCAGGCCATCACGGTCTTTGCCGATCTTCGCCAGCCGATCGGCATAGGCGTCGGCATCGATCCCGCCGGCCTTGTGCAAGTCGTTGAGCGCTTTCTCCTGCGCCTCCAGCTTGGCCAACTTCGCCACAAGCGGATCGATCCCGTTGACCGTGCGCTTCAGTGCCTCGATCTGGCGGTTCTCGGCCTCGACCAACCGTTGCTTCTGCGCCATTTCCTTGGCTTCAGCTTTCTCGATCCGCTCATACGCCTTGCCGAGCCGGTTCTGGTACGCCTCTTCCTGTTCGACGGTGACAAGGCCACCCTTGCGCGCCCGCTCCAGCAGCCCCTCAGCCTGGATCAGTTGCTCCATGCTGCCGATGTTGCCGGACATCGCCTTGTCGAGCTGGCTGATGATGGCGATTTCGCTGGCAGCACTGGCGCCAGCCTTGCGGCTGGCATCGACCTGGCGCTCCTTCGCGCCTGTGGCTTTGTCGATACCCTGGGCAGCCTCGCTCTCGGCCTGGCTGATCTTTTTCCCAGTGTTGGCCAACTCCTCGCCCGACTTCCCGAGATCATCAATCGCTTTCTCGGCATCGACCGCGGAATCTACGAGCTTGTCGAGGTCATCTGCCGCCTTGGCTGCGGATGAGGAGTTCACTTCAATGCCAAGGGACGAAAAGGTAGTGCTCATTGACTGTCTCCCTGCTCTTCCATAACCCTGAGCGCTTCAATTTCCATGACGCGGATGTCCGGAAAAATGTCGGCAGTTTGAGCCCGGGAAATTCCGAGAAAGCTGGCAACATGGCGAATTGATGTGTAATCCAGCCCGGTAGCCCCGCGCATCCCTATACGCCACTGAGTTCGCATTGCCTCAAAGACCCTGAAGGCCGGCCAGACATCAGGCCAGACTTCGCAGTTAACTTCAGGAATGTCATTCAGAGAGAGCCCGAAGGCTGCCAGCGCCTCGGCCGACGGCCCGGGCTCATACAGGGCGCGCGAGACGCTTAGGAGTTTCCCAGGCGTGCGTTCTGGAATGCTTCGGAATAGGCAGCCAGAACCACACTGGGTGCCGCAGTCAGCGAGCGAACCAAAACTCGGAGATTCTCCTCGTTGAACGTCTCAGCGATGTCCCAACCGACGACAATGGCCTGAAGCTGTTCCACCTGAAGATCGATCATCATCGCGGTGAACTGCTCCAGCCCTGTCTCCTCGATCTTCTCGCCCAGCGCCTTGTGCCGTTCACCCCACTCTGCGTACAGGCTGGCCAGCTCGGTTCGATCCCGATACCTGAACTCGAAGTTGACCTTCACGGGCTCCCCGCCGACGGCAGGAAGCATGACGGCGGAACTGAAGGTCGGTTTGGGAACCAGCAAGAATTTTGACTTTGCCATGATCCTTCCTTACGCCGTGGCGTTGTAGCGGGTTGGTCGACCAGTCAGCGCGACGCTGATGACGCGGGTCATCAAGTTGTTGCGCCCCATGGTTGGGGTGGCCGTGATGGAGACGTAGCCGTTGTAGATGATGCGGCTACCGCCCGGCAGGTTCAGGCGCAGCACCCGTGCCTGCTTGTCATCGTCCGCCGCCTCACAGACAGCGACATAGGGCTGCGACGGATCGTCGGCAACTGTGATGGTGAGCGTGATCGGGTTCTTGGTGGTCGGCATCTGGCGATCATCATCGTCAGCCAAAAAACCGTAGGTGAGGAACTGCTGATCGCCGCCGCTCGACCCGAGATCGGTGATTTTCGAAATCTCGGCGAACGCCGTCACCTCGCGCACAGATCCGACGCCTGACCCAGCCGGATACTGCTGAAGGTTCGTGGTGTTGATGCCGTCCAGGGCGAACGTGCCACTGGCGATTTCGCCGACTTGCACCGCACGACCATCCAGGCGTGTCCATCCAGAGCTGACGGCGACGACGTCACCCTCCGCCAGACCATGCGCGGCGGCTGAGGCCACGGCAGGATTGGCGTTGGTCAGGGCGGTGAATGGAACAGCGGTACCGTAAACGGAAGCAATTTCGAACGTTGCGCCGTTGGGCATTTGAATGCCGGCCATGGGATTTTCCTCTTCTCAGAAATGACAAAACCCGCTCGATGGCGGGTTCTGGGTTTGCCCAATGGGCGGATTAGTTGGTGTCGGCCCGGTACATGAACGAGACCGGCACGGTGAAGTTCGTGTCGCCTGGTATGCCCGGCCCCTGGTCAACCGGCGTCATGGTCACCACCGTCAGCGCACCTTTCGTGTTGCGCTCGTTCAACGGGAAGAGAGCGGCGAGCTGGTCGGCGATTGCGCCGGCGACGCCGCGGTACTTCCCGGCCGGGGTCACGATGCTGACCTGAAACACGCCGGTGTAGAGGCGGTGATCGCCGCCGAGGGTGTTGCTCGCGGTATCGCCTGGCAGCGTGAAGGCCTTGAGGTACGTTTCCCCGTCGCCCGGCTCGTAGAGCTCGTTTTCCACGACCACCTTCAGCGGCACCTGCAGTGCTTTCGCCCAGACGATCAGCTTGGTCTCGAAGATCGACGCGATGATGTTGTGGCTCATGCCTGATTTCTCCGGACTGCTTCATCGACGATCTGCTGGAAACGCGCGAGCGTGATCCGAACCATTCCGCCGGGCGCCTGCCTGGAATGCCCGTACTCCAGCGGCACCGCGTAAGGCAGGTTGTTCACGAGGTACGCGGTCTGGCCAATGCTGAGCTGCTCCACCTGAAGCTTCAGCTTCGCCAGTGTAATGTTGCCGGCCGGGTCAACTTGATCAAGCTCCCCTTCCGCCGGCGTACCGATCGAGAACTGCCAGTTTCCCCTAAATCGACCGCCGACGTAGTCCTTGCCTGCGACCAGGCCGTTCGCGTTGAAATTCTGGTCGCGCTCAGTCTTGGTCAGAGGCTTGGCGTATTTCACGCCCCGCTTCAGCTTCCCAGCCTTTGTGAAATTGCTTTCGTCCAGGTTGATGAGCGTGTTCCGCACGGCCACCTTGAAGTCGTAGTCGTCGGCCGCCCGGGTGTTCGCCTGTCGGTGAGCGACGTTTGCCGCCCATATTTCTGGGTTGCCCACGGGCGACATGCGGATCAGGCTGCTGCCGATCTCGATGATTATCTCTCGGAAGGTGGCATCGAGTCCGGCCTGAGCCTGTTCGGCGAACTGGCGGATGTCCTCGGCAAAGCTGCCGTTTAGGCCAGCGTATTTGCTCATGACCGCACCTGCAGCTCGTACAGGATCGGCGTGCCGGCGGGATTGATTTCCTTGAGCGGCGGGACGATCGACCAGGTTCGGCCCTGGATGATGACCTTGTTCAGCAGATCAGGCACCCACGCCAGCCCCTTCGCAGCGATCTTCAGCTTCTTGTCGCCCTGCTTGATCAGGCTGTTGTTCTGGAACTCCTGGCCGGTGAAGTCGAGCAGGATGCCTTGGGCGGTTTGCTCCGTGACGGTGCCCGGGCCCGCCGATCCGGTCTCTGGGTCGTACTCGCCGACAGTCGTTGCACGGATGAGCACGGGCTGGCCGAACTCTGTGATCATCTCCAGAGCCATCGCGGCCATTTCATCGTAGAAGGCCATGGTGGCTCCTGTTCAGCTATGCGCGGACGGCGAACAGCCCTCGCTTCTGCAGATAGTCGGCGAACTGCGTGGCGCTCGGCCGGTCCGGCGCCGCCGGCAGCAGTCGGCCGCTGGTGTTCGGGATCGTCGCGTACTCACGATCTACGGCACCCTCGACACGCTCGCGGGTGACCGCTCCCTTGCGCTTCTCCGGCGGGTCGATGTCGTCCTGGTGGATCTCGGCGGCCAGCGCCATCTGGCCGTACTGGATCCGCGCCGGCAGGTAGTTGTCGGGCTTGATCTCGCAGTCCAGTTCGACGCCGCGGCGTGGCCAGGCCAGGGCCTGGTCGCTGCTGGTCTTGCGCCCCTTCCAGGACTTTCCGTCCATCGTCAGGGCGGCCCGGCGCAGCAGCGCTTCCTGGGCCGGCACTTCCGCCGGGATGACCACGCCGAACTTCACGGCGTACATGGCCAGATCCTCGGCGGATGCGTAGCTTTCGGCGTCAGGCTTGCCGGTGCCGTCCTCGATGATGAGTGTCATGAATCAGCTCGCTGTTGATTTGGGGATGGGCGCCGGCTTCCCGGCCACCCGTCTTTCACGCCTTCGGCAAATCGGCGACCGCCTTCTCCAGCGACTCCACCGAAGCGTTGGCCCGGTACTGCACGCCGGCGGCGTCGAGCTGCGCCTTGAGGGCAGCGATCTTGTCGGCACTGTCGTTCGACTGGTCGGATGAAGCCTTGAGGCGCGCCACCTCGGCGCGCAGAGACTCCGCCTCGCCCGCCAGGCTGCCGCGCTCGGCTTTGAGCGACTCGAAGCTTTCGCGGATGGCGTTCAGCGCATCGAACAGGCGGATCGGCAGTTCGCCGGCGCCCGGGTGTTCCAGTTCCGACTTGCCTTCGGCGGCCTCGATCAGTCGAACGACTCCGTCGCGCTCTGCATTCAGCTTATCGATCGCCTCCTGCAGTTCGGCAGAGAAGTCGGTGCTTCCAGTATCAACCGCCGGATCGCTCAATGGCTTCACCACCGAAACATCGACACCCACCGCCTCATAGGCAGAAACCACTTTCGGCCAGTCGCCCATCACCACGACCTGCTTCACGCCAGCTTCCGGTCGATCAAAGTGGACGGGGTTACGGTAGCGCTTTTCAGGATCGAAGTCAGAATTTTGCGTTGAGTAAATCAGTTTCATACGAGTCTCCGTGGCGGCCATTGCTGGCCGCCTTAAGGCCGATATCAACCGCCGGATGGCGGCGTCGAAGTCAGGGTGATCATCACGCCGGCGGTGACCTTGTTGCTGTCGGCGTGTTTGGCCCAGTTGGCTGCGGAGCCGACGGCCGCCAGAGTCGGGTTCGATCCGCCGGTGGCGTCCTTCCAGCTGTAGCCCAGCACATCGATGTTCACGACCCCCTCAGCGCGGTAGCCGATACCCAGGTTTTCCTCGTCATCGACGGTGTAGGAGCGGAAGCCCGGGGCCTGGGACTCGGTGATCACCACCGCGTTGGGCAGAAGGCCGAAGATCACGTCGGCCGGCGCGGTGTCGGTCACCAGCACAGGCTTGCCGAGGGTGCCCGGCAGGCCGCCGTAGATGACGACGCCGGCTTCCTCGTAGACCTTGTTGGTGATGGCCTCGTCGACAATGTCGAAATAGGCGCTGGAGTGCATGACCCACAGCGCGATGCGGCCGAACTTGTCGCCGAACTTACGCATGCCGCGAGTCAGGGTCTTCTTGCCGTCCGTCTCGATGTTGGCGGAGACCACCATGCCCGCGTTGGAGCCAATTGCGGCGCGCAGAGCGGCGGTGGCGTACTGGATGAAGCCCTCCAGGGTGGCGTCGGCAACGTCGGCGCCGATGATCTGGGAGAACTCGTCGACCGGGCGACCGCGGCGCTTAAACGCCTCTTCGGTCGTTTGGTACGGGCCGTATTTCCAGGGAGCCTTGACGCCAACGGCCTCGCCGGCCCCGATCTTCTTCGCAGTCACCTTGCTGGTGGAGTTGACGTCGCGATGCTCCAGCGAACCGCCGATCTTGTAGAACGAGCGTTTGCGGAAGTCGCCCTCGATCAGCTCGTTGTCGAGCACGATCGCGCCGTTGGACGAGGCGTTGAACACCTCGAGGTTGTCCTGGACACGCTCCAGGTATGCGGTTTGCGCCTCTTCGTTGTAGATGACGAGGTCGCTGTTAACAGTCGTTGCCATGGATGGATCCCCTTACTTGGGCAATTGCAGATATGCGGTTTGGCCGTGCTTGCGCTGGTAGTCGCGCTTCTGCTCGGCATTCATTTCGGAGCGCTTGAGTGCAGCCTGGCCGCCGCCCCCGCCCGGGGCATTTGTTCCTGAGGCCCTGGGCCACAGATGAGGTGCGCTTTCGCGCAGGGATTCCGCCCATTCGAGCGGAGTCAGAGGGGTCTTGCCGTCTTTACCCAGGATGACCTGGCCCGACTCGTCGACGGCCACCGCTTCACCCTCTTCGTTCAACGAGAACACGCCCTTGGCGCGCAGGATGATGTCGTCGGTTGCTTCCGGCAGAGCGCCCGCTTTCAGTGCTGCGCCGCGTACAGAATCGCCCAGGACTTTGCCCTGGAACTTGGCGGCGAATGCTTCGGCCTTCTCGGCGCGCGCTGTGACGGTCTTCAACTGCTTGTCGTAATCGCCACGCAAACGCTCAGTACGACGATTGAAGACCTCGTCCACCTTGCCCTCGGTCAGCAGCCTGGTTTCTTCGTCCTGGCCCGCCTTGGTAAGCAGGCCACGAACCGCGTCGATGTCCAGGCCTTCGAACTGGCCCTTCAGCTTGTCCAGCTCGCCCTTGATGGTCTTGTTTGAGCCGATCAGTTCCTGATTCTTGGACTTTAGGCCCGTCACCTCGACATCCAAGTACTTCTGTACCTCGCCACCAAGGGCAGTTTTCAGTGCGGCAACTTGGGTTTCATCGAGGTTCAGGCCATGGGCGGCCGGATCAAAATCAAAAGGCATGGTGCGATCCCCTGGGGATTAGTTGGCCCGCCTGACGGGCATAAAAAAGCCCCGGCTGTGCCGAGGCGTGAAGTGTGTTCGTGGCGCGGATCAGTTGATGCCTGCGCGCTCAAAGGCCAGAGGCTCCAGCCCTTTCATCTGCTGAAGTGTCAGCGGTGCGAAGTTGCGATCAAGCTGCAGTTCCGCGAAACGCTCCACGGACAGCCCGCCCTCCCGGAACAGCTTGCCCCGAACCGGCCCAATGGCAACGTCCTGAAACGCCGCAGGCTGCTGCTGAAGCCAGTGGTAGTAGTCGAGGCTCGCACTGACCTGGCCCGCACCGCCAGCCCCGACGGCCGCCCGTGTGGCGCCCTTGGAGAACATCTCGCTGAGCTTGGTCAGCATCACGAAGGTCGTTCGGCAGTTTGGGTGAAATGGCGGCCTGGGCCCGGAATCGACCGGAAACCGGCGCTTGTCCATCGACCGGCATTGCTGACTGGTCTTACTGTCCAGCGTGGCGACCATTTCGATCTCGGACACGATGTCCGTGTTGGCCTTGGCCACCTCCATGCGCGCCTGGGACGACACATGCTGGATCGCGGTGTGCACGACCGTACTGGCGTTGCGGTTGGTAGTGGCGAGGATGCCGTCCTTGTAGCCCGCAGCCTTGGTGCCGCGAATGTTGCGAATGATCTGGAAGTTCGTCTGCCCCTCGAAGAAGCCCTGCCGGATTGCGCCGGTGACGCGCTCGCGCTCGGCGCCAGTCCAACCCTTGATGAAGGCCTTCAGCAGCTTTCCGCCGCCGGTGCCGCGCACGCTGAGCGGGTTGGTCAACACAGCCGTGCGGATTGCCGTTGCCGTCGGCGCTACCACGTCGAGCGACACCCCCACCGGCGCCGACCTCGCCAAGCTGGTCGCCTCAAACTCGGCCTCATAGTTGGCGATGTCGATCAGGTCGAGATTCAGCAGATCGCTGTATCGGTCGAAGATGCCCAGCAGCAGGCTGTCGACGTCCTTCAGCAAGGCCTCCAGACGCTTCACGTTGTACTCGGTCAGATTCGACTGAGTGAGCCGGTCGCGGATCGAGCGGTCAATCTCCTTGAGGAAGGGGGCGAACTTGCCCACCTCCCCAGCTTTCAGCTTTTCGAGGAAGACTGCGTGCCGGATCGTGGCGTCAAGGATTGCTTGGTTTGCTGCCATCGATTCCGCCCTCGTCATCCAGGCCCAGGCCGTCGGCCTGCTCTGCCAGTTCGCCATCGATCTGCTGGTCGGTGCGCTCTGGCGCAATCAGGCCCAGTTTGCGCAGGTAGGCCCGAAGGTCTGCCTTGGCGAAACCGCCGTTCTGCCAGAGGCCGACCAGTGCGGTAATCATCTGCGGATCGGCCGTCAGCTCCACGAACTCCTGGTTGATCTGGTACGCGACCTTGGCATCTGCCACCCCCATGTAGGTGCAGCACCACATGATCGCCCGGGTGTAAGCCTCGCTGACGTTGGCAACACAGCCGGCAAGCACCGATGTCGATGCAGACTGATCACCGCGGGCCTCTGTCGCTGTTTTGGTGCCCACGGAGGCCACCACCATCCGGGCGCCAAGTTCGATCATCATCTGGTTCTTGTCGGCCATGGCCTCTTTGACCAGTGTGTTTGGTACGGGCTGTGCGTAGCCGAACTGGCCGCCGACCGGGAGCAGCATGGGTGCCCGGGAGCCGACGTAAACGCCCTTCTCCTCCAGCAGCTTGACCCACTGCTCATCCAGGCCGGAGATCCAAGGCTGAGCCTGCCCGCACCAGAAGACACTGTCCTCATAGTCGGCGCTGTTCCGGTAGTGGCCCAAATTGATCATGGCGATGTCGTAGAGCGGTGACTCATCGATGCTAGGGTCGTTGTTCTGCGCGCCGACGAAGGTAAACGGGATTTCCTTCAGGCGCCCGGAGCTGCCTGCAGGCTTGAATTCCTCAACCACCTTAAGCGGCCCACCGCCCTTCGGACCAGAGCGTTGCCAGACGCGACAGACGAACCCTTCCGGCTCCAGTGCCAGCTCTCGGTACTGCTCGATGGTCTTGATCCCAAAACCATCCTCGGTTTCAGGCGATTCGCGCAGCACCACCAGCTTCAGCACGGAATGACCGTTCACCATCCCCGTGCGCCAGTTGATGATGTCCTCGGCGCAGTACGAAAGGATCACCGCGTGGCCGCCGGCGCCGTCGTCCTGGTGATAGTCGACATACAGACCGTGTCGTCCAGCCTCCAGCACCTTCTCAAGCGTGCCTTGGGAGTGCTGGTAGATGCTCACGCCTGAACCGTTGGCGTTGTCCTGCAGGTATTCCAGCTTCTTCGCCACGGCCAGCGTCGGATCTTTGTGGAAAGCCAACCCCAACAGCCCGTTGCGCGTATGCCCGGTGGCGTTCTTGAACACAGCCCGTTCGCGGTAGGCCTTGTTGCGATCCTTGTTCTCCTGCGTCAAGTCGTGAGCGTTGATGTACGGCAGGCGATCGACAACCCTGTGCTGTCCGGCGCACACATCGCGCACAGTGGCCCAGCGTCCCAGGGCTTCGATGTAATCCGCCCGCTTGAAGGAGACGTCGTTGCTCATCGGGCGTATCCCATTTTGATGGCGGTGACCGGTTTGATGATCGGGTACTCGCGGTGGATGAAGTAACCGCCGCCGTCGTTGGCGTGGTCGTTGCCTTGGCTCTTGTCCGGCTCGCCGTTCGACGCCCAGATCTGCTGTTCCAGGCCGTCGGCATAAGTCGGACATGTGAATGGGTTGACCAGGTAACGCCGCTCGCCCTGCGCGTTGCAGAACATGGCGTTCATGGCGTTGATCCGATCCTTCACCGGCGGGTTGGCCGCCGGCGCAATGACCGTGAAGCCGGCCTGCTTGAGCATGGCGATGTCGGTGACGCTGGCGTTTACCGACTTGCGCGAATCGCCCGAGGCGTCCGGGTAGATCCGGATCTCGCAGGTCTTCTCGAAGTCGTTGCCGTTGTGCCGCCAGTAGCGCTCCTTGATGCGCTTGATCATGTCCGGCGTGTCGTAGCCGTCCATGAGCTCGTCCACGGCGCGCGGCAGACCCTGTTCGCGTTTGACGTGGGTGATCGCCGCCATCTTGCCGACGTTGAAGTCCATGCCGATGAACAGCGGTTCGCCAGGCTGCACGGTGTCAAAGCACTGGTTCAGCTTGCGGTCGTAGGCGTGGTAGATCGAACCGGACGTCAGGTTGACGAACTGGCCGTTCAGGTATGCCCGGATCAGCTGCTCGGGATACGACTCCATCAGCGATGGGATGTAGTCGCCTGGCAGGTTCAGCTCGTTGTCGAACGTGCTGGCCTGCACCAGGCCGTACATCTCGGCCAGCGCCGGCTTCTCACGGATCTGCTTCACGAACTGCTGGAAGACGAACTTGAACCCTTCCGGGGTCGTGGTCACGTCCACGCCGTTCTTCAGCCCGGGCACGTTGTAGCGCATCCGGGCAATGATCTTGCGCCAGGCGTGCTGTGCTTTGACCGACGGGAGAACGTCAAGCTCGTCCACCAGCGCATGGCCAATCTTGAAGCCGACGATGGTCTGCGGCTTCTCCATCGAGCGGCAGATCGTCGTGCTGCGGTACTGCCGGCCGCTGTAGAAGTCGACCTCTTTGTCGCTCTCCTTCGTCTTGACCTTCAGGCCCCAGTCGTAGGCCACTTCCTCGATGGTCGGGAAGAAGATGTCGCGGATCTGTGGGTAGGTCGGAGCGAAGTAGCCGGAGTTGATCCCCGGCCATTCCCAGACATGCTTGCACAGCGCCGCGCAGCCGACCCAGGTCTTGCCGGAGCCGAACCCCGCGACGAACCCGCGGAACTTATGCGGAAGCTGGAGGAACTCAGCCTGCGGAACATTCAGGCTCGGCATCCCGCTTCCTCGCATCAATCACTTGGACCTGCACTGAGGTCGGCACAACGGGCTCGCCGTCGTCATCGACCTTCTTCTGCCGGTTGACGTAGACGTCACCGACCTCCTTCGCAGCCTGCTCCAGGATCTGCATGGCCAGGCCGATGTTCTTCATCGACTCAGCCCTCTCCACGAACCGGTTCATGGCGCGGAGCCGGAAAGCGCGGTTGGCGATCGGGATCTCGGCCGTCTCTTCGCGGAACCGCTTCCGGGTATCTTCGAACATCGTCACCCAGCGCTTGGCCAGGCCCTTCCCTGATGTCTTTGTGGGGTCGTGCGTCTCCACCTGCTGGCGAGTCACCGCGATCCCATATTCCTTTTGGACGGCCTCAACAACCTGTGAAGGCGTGTCGAAGCACGCCAAGGCCTGAACGATAAAGGCCTTCACGTCGCTTTGAAGGGCTGCCATAGATTTTCATCCGTCCTGGGCCTGTCCAGAATCAGGCCGACTTGAGCAGACAGGTTCCGCAGGCCCTCGCAATGTTCATTTTCCCCACCTCGGCAGGATTGTTTGCAGCGTCCACCAACTCCTGGACAGCCGTGCTCGCGCCGTAGCGGCGGACGACACCGACGAACTCTTCAACGTCGTGTCCGCGCATCTCCAGCTTGGGCAAGCCTTCCTGGGTGAATGCTGGCTGGCCGTACTTATCGGTCGCCTGTGCAATGTGGTACAGCTCATGCTCAACCAGCGCGCAGAAGTCGGCGTCGGAGCACTGGGAGCAGTAGTCGGCGGCCAGGGTGATGATGTAGGCCGGCACGTCGCCGAACCAGTCACGCATCTGTTGCTCCATTCGGGCTTTCTGCCAACCGCCGGCGCGGAACGCCACCTGCTCAGCCTGGCCGACAACTGTCCGTCCCTTCTTGGTGAAGGCGGCAGACGCCCACAGCACACGAATGTCCGCATCGATCAGATGGGCATGCTCTTCGTTGTGGATGCTGCCGGTGTCGGCGAGGATCTCCGCCTGGAGCCATTCCCAGACCTCAGGCGCCGGCGTTAGGCGGATGCCGAAGTTGGACAGGTCGGACAGATCAAGCAGTGACACTGGTGGGTATGGCCTGTCCATGGATCACCTTGAGCTTGAAATAATGGAGCGCTGCCGGTATTGGTAACGATCAACTCAACGCGGGAGCCGTAAAGTGGATTTCGAAACAGCTGAAATTGATGTTGACCAAGGATCTGATAGCCAAATCAGGCTCACTGCGGTGCCAATCTTCTTCAACCCCGGCGAGCGCTCTCTCTACGTTGGGGCCGACGGGCCTGGTGGTACAGTCCAAGGCACTGCATGGCTCGGACTGAAAACCGAGCCTTTCAATGGCTGGTATTCGGCTCAAATTCTCTCGGTTACCGGCAACAAGGGCACGGACTGCATGTGTGAGGTGAAGCGTAACTTCCACACACCGATACAAGAAGGCGAGTGGCTTTGGTTCCCGGTTAAGCGACAAACAATCGAGCCTTACCGCGACTAAATCACTCTGAGCGTCCTGATGGTGCCGCCGGTATAGGTGTCACGTTTTGCCGCGGCTTCAACTGCCTCCTTGGCAGTTGCCCCCATATCCATCGCTGCGAGCGCGAAGTCGCGTCCGCTGCCGATGGCAAACGGGCGCTCCATCCACACATCGTCCAACCAGAATCCACTTTCTGCATCCCGGCCAATCTGGCAAAGCCGTCCATTGGTGACGACCAGCCCGCTCGCGTCGAGAGGCTTATCGCTGACCTTCACGCCGAAGAACTCATCCATCAGGGCAGCAAAGTCCGCACTGCAACCCGTGAACAGGAACTGATGCCCATTTCTGTAGATCAGCTTCTCGTAGTCATCGTGGTCGATGAGTGAGCCGCGAGTGACGCGAGAGTCGTAGGCGATCACGCCGTCTTTGTAGGCAATGGTCGTCATATGATTGGAGCCTCCCCGAATCGGAATACTTGCTTGCCCCGCGTGTAGCCACCGCAGTAGATGACCCGGATCTCCCCCCATACAGGATGGACGTCAATGGTCTCGCCATCGGATGCCTTGAGGGGTTGATCGGCGACCACGGCGACACCAGCTTTCGTGTCGCACCAGATCACATGGGTCGCGAGCTTTCCGTCGATGATCACTTCGCGACAGCCACGGCCATCATCCCAGGAATGGACGTGTTCGCCAGATTCGTCGGCCATGGCTCACCTCAGCTGAAAGGGTCGGCGGGTTTGGCGATCGAGCGAACGAACCACATGAAGCCCTGCTGCAAATTGGTCTTGGCCAACGCCAACAGTCGCGGATCAACGCCCTCGATCTGACCGATCTGCTTGAAAAGTTCGCCGGCGTCAGCTTCCAGAGCCTTGATCGAGTTCATGCCGTCGATTTCCGACTGGGTCAAATCGCGGTAGCCGGTGATCTTCTTGTGCTGGTTATCCATGCTGCTCTCCTCGTCGCGTGTCGCGACACAATTTTCTGATTCGACAAACGTGTCGCGACATCCCCGCTCGTTGATGAACCGATCAGCCGTTATGGCCTTCCAGCGGCTGGGCGAAGGTGAGCGTCACGCCCGACTCCGGATAGAACTGGTCGTAGCCGGCAGCCACGAGGACAACGTCCTGGCCCTGAATCTGCGAAGCCGCATCGCCGTACTTGGCGACCAGCGCTGCCTTCAGGTCATCTGCAGACAGGTTCAGCTTGATGTCGTTGTAGTGGATCTGGGTTGTGTTGATGTTCATAGAAATTCCCTTTATGTGCGCCTCGGTTCGGCGCGTTGGTTAAGTGGCGCGCCTTACTTGGCCCGCCGGTCGATCCCGCCTGGCGCCTTCTCGCAGCGCAGGCAGTGTTCACAGTTCAGCGTCCGGCACAGCCAGGCCTTCACCCGCTGCCACCAGATGACCATGAAGATGTGGCGCATGCCGGCCAGCGCCAGGGCAACGTGCAGCGTGATCCCGGCAGTGGTCTGCCCCATCATGAAGATGTTCTGGTCACGGTTCATCACGACGAAGCCGCTGATGGCGATCGTCGAATAGATCAGCTTGCCGACAATCCCGTCCCGCACTCGACCGCTGAGGACACACCAGGTCGCCCACAAGGCAATCAAGCCGCAAGCGATGGAGTTGATCAGTTCGATGTTCATGGTGGGTTGCCTCCCCCGAACCGCTGGCGGATGAGCGCCCAGAGGTCGGCGGCTTTGATGGCCCGGTTGATGGCGGCGAGCAGCGATCCACCGAAGGTGCCGAGCAGGAAGCCGATGCCGGCCACAATCCTCGGCTCCGTCACGCCCAGGTAGGCGCTGACCATGCTGGTCAGGTACAGCGAACAGGCAATCCCGGTGATCAGGAAGATCAGCCAGGCGCGCCAGTCCGCCAGGTCGTCTTTGTGCCACCAGCTTGCGACGACAGCGCCGACCAGTCCTGCGATCAGCAATTCCAACCTGTCGATCTTGTCGAGCAGGCGCTGCAATAACTCCATGCGCTCGACTCCGTGGGCATGATTAGAGAAATACCACAAATTAGTTGTATTACCACAAAATAGTGGTAAACTGGCCTCATCCAAGCAACGAGGCGAGGTGATGAAATACAGCGAGTTCAGGCGATGGTTGAAGGCCCGAGGGGTGATCTTCGAAGCAGGCAAAGGTGGTAGCCACTTCAAGATCTACTACAACGGCAAGCAGACGGTCTTTGCGGACCACGGCTCAAAAGAAATGAAAGAGCCAACCCGTAAAGGAATCATCAAACAGCTGGGGCTTGAATGAGCCCCAGCTCACTCGCATTCATCACCCACCAAACATTCAACAGAGAGCCGCCGATTGGAGGGCTAGAAATGTTTGACTATCCAGTAACTATTCACGAAGACGAAAACCCAGGTGTCGCTGTTACCTGCGACGACCTACCAGAATTCAACAGCGCGGGCGACGATATCGCCGATGCGCTGCGAGAGTCGGTGGACGGCATCGAGACGGCACTGTCCATCTATGTCGACCAACGCCGTGCAATTCCACCAGCATCGCAACCAAAACCGGGCCAGCATGTTGTTCGCCTGCCGGCGGTAACCGTCGCCAAGATCGTTCTCTGGAACGAGATGATGGCTCGCGATATGCGCAAAGCTGATTTGTGCCGCCTTCTTGGCTTGGCTCAGACCCAGGGTGATCGCCTGGTCGACTTCCTGCACACATCGAAGATGGAAGCCATCGAGAACGCTTTGGCCGCCCTGGGCAAACGCCTTAAGGTGTCTGTCGAGGCAGCGTGAATAAAAGGGCCGTCAGGTGGCGGCCAAATGCAGCACGGAGCAGCGAGGATCAGAAACGAAAAACCCGGCGCGGTGGCCGGGTTTCGATGTTGTCGTGCGCTGGAGGTAAGTTGCGCAGTGTGGGAAAAGTACATCAAATTCCCCACCATAGCAACACCTTTATGCCGCATCCTCTGATTTTTCTGCGTGAATAACCTGCCAAACTGGCTGCTGTGCCTGAATATCCACTTCCTCGATCGCTTTGCGCAGGAAATTCCATATGTCGAGCCAATCACGATCCCAGTGCTTGGGCTGGATGGTGATGCCGTACAGCTTCATCATGGCGTCGGACACCCGAGCCGGCCCCCATGCGCTACCCCCGTTCGCTTCGGCCTTGTAGGACTGCAGCGCGCAGGTGATCAGGCAATGTACCTTCGCCGCCTTCGTGTCGGTGAGCGAGCTAAAGTCCGTATCCGACCAAATCAGCTTTTCGGCGTTGAGCATGTGCACGACGGTCATGCATGGGTGGTAGAGGTAGTGCCCTAGCTGCTGCACCTGAAATGGCAGCGACTCGATTGCTTTCTGCACCTTCCCCATGGTGACCAGGTGAGCGGCTCGATGTGTCGAGCGACCAATAGGTGTGCGGCGCGTTTCGGCAATGCTGATCTTCTGGCGAACAGCCATGATGCGCGCTTCCTTGTCCTCGCCCTGGGCGGCGAAGATGATCTCCCGGAGCGCGGCTTTCTCCTTCCTGATGACGGTTGCGGATTTGGCCCGGTCAGCCGCCGCCGCGCTGATTGAGGCGTTCGACTCATGCTGTGCGTCTGTCCACGCTTGACGAGCGTTGATCAATTTCATGCTGCCTGCCCCTTTTTCAGTTCACGGGCCTTGGCCCGGTATTCGGCGGTGATCGCCTTCAGGTCTTCAGTGGTGTACTTCTTCGGCTCGTGCGGGCCCTCGAGCCAGGCGAGCGCCTCGGCGCCGATCCGCTTCAGAAGCTCGATCCGGTAATTCAGGATGTCGCCTGACTTGTGGTTGTTGCAGGGTGCGCACTGCTTGTGGACGTTCAACGGCTCAAACCGGATCTCTGGGTTGGCTGCAACCGTCCGGTAATGCCCGGCGTGGTATTGGCCGTCGTGATGGCGTCCGCAGCTCACACATGGCAGCGCGGCGTCTCGCAGGCGCACCCATTCGTTGAAGGCCTGCTGGGTGTCGCGGGCATGGTCTGCCTTGCTCTTCAGCTTCTCCTTGCGCACCTTGATCTCGCGGCGTTCGCGCTGGTCGATGGCCTTCTTCGCCTTCTGCTCATTCCGCGGCGCATCCTTCAGCGCGCATGCGGGGCTGCAAACCGCTTGCCCCATGCGCTCAGGGACGAATGAGGCCCTGCAGGTTGGCACGCGGCACTTCTTGGGCCGAGGCGGCTTCCGTTCAATGGTCATGCGGCCTCCTGGCTCAGCAGGTCATCGAAGTGCACGCCCTCAGGTGCGAAGCGCGCCACGATGCGGTCGGTGTAGGCCACGCCCTGGGCACGATTGAACAGACTGGTCACCGGGAAGCCATCCGGGCCGAACAGGTGGCAGCCGCCCATCATGGCCAGCTTCGTCTCGTATGGCAGGTGACGCATGACCCTGTACCATTCGGCCTGGAACCCGGCGTCCTCGTTCAGCAGGATCTGTACGCCGATGTGGAGCTTGCAGTAACGGCGGGCGTCGGCCTCGTCGCCGATCTGGGTCGACTCGGCGATGCGTTTGTACATCGCGAACCACAACCGGTTCTGGTCGAGCGTGCGGTCCTTGCCCGGGCGCAGCGACACCACGACGAACTTCTTGTCGCGGAACATTGCGCTGAGCCTGGTGATGGCCTCGGAGAGCTTGGCCTGGCAGTTGACGCTGATCTTGTCGGTCATGTCCGCACCGCCTCACTCAAGGCGGCGTCGATAGCAGAATCAAGCTCAACACCAGCCATCGGGTACTCATGAGGGCCATGCCATTCGGCGACCTGGATGTTCGGGCCCACTGCTGTCCCATCCCGCAACCACCGATACCGCTCGGCGTCCTTGCGCAGCGCCTCGTTCTCGGCCTTGAGTTGCTCAATCACCTTGAGCGTCCCAGCCTTGGTATCGGCGGCCGCGGCATCAGCAATGCCCTTCACGGCTTCAGTGACCGCCGCGCGGATGATCTGATGCTGAGGCGAAGCGGTAAGCCGTTCGTTCTCGGCCAGCAGCTCCAGCGCCACCTCCTCCACGGTCTTCTCCCCGAGGAACTCCTGCAGGGCCTCGGTGCTGCGCTTCCACTCCGCGCAGTCAGCCTTCCAGGAAGCGACCTCGCTCCACAGCAGGGACTGGAGTTTCTGTTTGTCGATGGTCATGTCCGTTGCTCCTTGTTCTTCCTGCCGAACTTGGCCAGCAGTTGCGCCCGCGCCGCGGCGCCAGTGGTTGGGACGCCCTGAGTGGCGAGCAGCCGTGCTTGGCGCTGGCTGGCGAATTCCTCGGCGAGCTCCAGTTCGCTCTTCTGACTGTCGTGGCCGATGCCTGTGGCGATCTTGCCGTCAATGGGTTGGCCCGCCTGGGCTCGACGCAGGATGACCTCGTAGTTGCGGTCAAACCTGGCGCGCAGCCCCTTGTCTTCCTGCTTTGCCGCGCGCAGGTCGAACAGGCCGGTAGCCTCCGCCGCGAGCTTCACGGCTTCATGGCTGTAGGTGCCCATCAGCGCCTCAAGCCAGGCATCGGCCGGCGTGGGCATGCCGAAATCTTCCGGGCTGGGCGCGCACATGGCGATGAACTCACCAACGCTCGGCGCGAAAGGCTTCTTGAGCTTGCGGCACTTCTGGATACCGAACTCGATCTGCTCCAAGGAGCGGATGCCGGAATCGGCGAATTCCTTGATCCATTCAGCCTTGGCAGCGTCCAACGCTTCGGTGGATGGCCAGGCCTGGCGCCAAGCCGGGAAGATCCCCCGCAGGCGACGGAACAGGTCGTTCACCACTTCGGCCGTCTGCGGAGTCACTTGCAGCGGCTGGACGTGATTGGCTGGCGGAAGGTTGCCCATGGTCGCCATCAGTTGGTTGGCCGGCTTCATGGGCTCACCACAAGGTCACGGGCCCAACCGGTGCTGTCGAAGTCAGGCTCGGAAGGCGTTCGTCGCTGCGGGAATGGGTGAACATTGCTTTCCGAGGCTCGGTCGCGCTTCACCCACTTCACCAGGAGGCTCACCCAGGACGCCTGCGTCTCGAAGCGGCCAGAGGCCGAGTAGTGGCAGACGAAGGCTGCCGTGGCTTCGCTGGTGAAAGCGTCGATGGGGATCGCCATGCGCGTCGCGTAGGCCTTCAGCAGCCTCTCGTCGGGAACCCAGTCAAGGGTCATCTCGGTTGGAGACTTTGGGTCGGCCGAATTTTCCTCGCCTGCGCGTTGAGTGTTGTGTTGATCTTCTCCTATTCCCTTCCCTTCCCTTACGGGGTCGAGCGGTCGGCTACCAGTCGACGACTCCTCGACGACTGGTTGGAGATCATTCGCCGACTGGTCGTCGAATTCGGATGGCGGACCAGGGTATTTGAAGTTCTTTTTCTCGATCTTCTGGTGCTTCCAGCCGCGCACGTGGAAGTAGTTCTTGCCGTCGACCCAGTAGCTCTGGATCAGGCCGGCCCCCTCCAGCTCGCCGAGCAATCCACTCACCTCGTCGGCGGTGATGTCGTCGCCCGGGAAGACCAACGCCTTGATGGTGCGCGGCGCCAGAGGGTGGTTGCCGCCGTCGTCACAGAAGTTCCAGAGACCAATGAACAGCAGCCGAGCCAGCGGACGGCAGGACATCACCTGCTCGCTCGACCAGAATTCAGGCTTCACAGTACGGATACGAGCCATCACGCGGCCCCCTTGAGTGCTTTGTCGTGGGTGAACAGGCCGTCCCAGGTCTTCTTCATGGGCAGCTCGCCGGCGAGGTAGAGGTCGTACAGGCGCACAGCTCCCTTGCGCAGCAGCACAGGGGTGTAGCTGATGAAGGGTTCCCGGCCGTGCGGGGTGATCTCCTGCTGGTGCTCTGTCATGTACTTGTCGCGGGCGTAGGACGCCACACGAAAGCGCAGGCCGCTCTTGCTCTCGTTGTAGAGCCAGTTGCGGCCCTCAAGGTACTTGCTGACCTGCATGACGTTGACCCCATTGAGGCCCTTGCAGAACTGGGCCGGGGTCATCCCCTCCTTGAACAGGTTCTCCATGGAGTGGATTTTCGTGGCCTGGGCCTCGACCTGGATTGCGAGCTGCAGGCGGGCATGCTCGGCGACCTGCTTCTGCTCGACCTGATCAGCCCAAGCGCGGGCCGCGGCGACCGGATCCGCGAAGTTCGGGAGCGTGGCAATTACCTTGCCGGCCCCCTCCTCCAGTTCCCGCCAGCGTTTGATGACCGCCATGCGCATCGCGGCGCTGTAGCCGGTCAGCAGGCAGTCGGTGTGCTCGCGGTCAAGGAGGTATTCGGTCTGCTGGCGGTTCATCCCGTCCAGATAGATGTGAGCAAAACTGCTCACATCTTCCAGAAGGTCTTTTGCCATTGACTGGATGTCTCGCTTCACATCCGGATGACGCTTCCCGGTCAGTTCGGCGATCTCGCGGGAGGACATGGTGGTACGCGACACGTTTTCATAATCCGAAAAACGTGTCGCGACATTGGTTGGGGTATTGCTGAATTGGGAATGGCTCTGCATAATCGGCCTCATCAGGTGTTAACGAATCAGCCGGGGCGCAATCCCGGCTTTTTTGTGCCCGGGATTCAGGCGATCTTCAAATTCGGTTTGTGCTTCGCCAGCAGGGCTTCGGCCTTCCGTCCGAGCTCACCCGCCCGCGCCTCGACCTGGCGGCACTGCTTGGCGAACGCCGGCAGGTGCGGCAGGTCCTCCTCACACATCTTCTGGTCGTCGAAGACCTCGCTGCCGGTGTCGATCACATCGCCCAGCGCGCGGATCAGCGCACCGAAGCTCTTGTTGGCGCACTGCTCGCTCTGCATCTGGCGGGCGCCGGTCAAGCCGTGGCGGCCGGCCAGCTCGTTGATGCAGTGGTCGCGAAACTCGGGCTCCAGCGCATTCACCCAGGACTCCTCGAGCCACGACGGCATTTCCTGCTCGCCAGACAGCCAGCGCTGGACGCGCTTCAGCCAGCGGCCGGTCGCCTTCACGAACTCGCTAACGTCGTTCAAGCGCGCCAACTCAGCGAAGTCTGGAACCTTGGCGTCCTTGATCTTCACCTCCGGCACGCGCACGTAGATCTCCCGGCTCAAGGCCTGGGCAAAGTCATCCTGGCTCAGGCTGGTTCGGGCGATCTGGTTGGCGGCATGCGCCACCAGAACCTGGTCACGGGTTTGCTCGGCGTGTCTTGGACTGGACGTTTCCATGGGGACTGCTCTCTTCTAATCTGGCTTCAATGGATCGGCGGACAGGGATGTTGCTCAGGCGGCCATCTCGGCCCAAGGGAACGACGGACAAAGGATTTCCTTTTTGAAAGCACCTTCGGTCAACGCCTCCGCTCGCTTGGCAACTACTGGAGACATGCCGTGCTTTCCCCGAACCCAGCCGGAAACGGTGCTTTGATCAACCTTGAGCTTTGCGGCAGTGGCCTCCTGGGTGCCGAAGTGATCAACGAGGCCCTTATAAATTGCGTTCATGACGCCCCTCCATACGGGAATACCCATATAGTAGGTTACGGGAATACCGATTTGCAAGGTTATGGGAGCGCCCGTAATACTTCGCTCATGGAATTCAAAGATCGCCTCAAGGCAGCTCGCCGGCACGCCCAGCTCAATCAAACCGAGCTCGCGGAGCGCGCCGGCATTACACAGACCTCAATCTCCGACTTGGAGAGAGGAAAATCGAAGGCAACAGCTTTCGCAGCCCAGATTGCTTCTGTATGTGGCGTATCGCCCATGTGGCTGGCCGAAGGCGTAGGCGAAATGCTTAAGGGCGCGGGCTCCCGGCCAGCTGAGCAAACTCAGCCCGGCGTGAAGCTTGGCACTATTGAGACGTGGGACGACGAGACCCCTCTCGATGATGACGAGGTCTATGTCCCCTTCCTCCACGAAGTCGAATTGGCTGCTGGATCTGGGAGATTTGCGATCGAGGAAAGCGACAGCTCTCGGCTTCGATTCTTCAAGAAGGATTTGCGCCAGAATGGCGTTCAGTTCAGCAACGCCAAGTGCGTGACCGTCAGCGGGAACAGCATGGTTCCGGTGCTGCGCGATGGCGCCACCGTCGGCATCAACATGGGGAAAAACTCATTCGGCGACATCGTCGATGGCGAGATGTACGCGATCAACCATCACGGCCAGCTCCGCGTTAAGCAAGTGTACCGCATCCCGGCTGGTATCCGCCTGCGCAGCTTCAACCGCGATGATCACCCAGACGAAGACTACACCTTTCAGGATGTCCAGGAGCAGCAGATCTCGATCCTTGGCCATGTGTTCTGGTGGGCTATGTATTCAAGATGATTCAGGGGGCTTGAAATCCTCGAGTTCGTTGCCATTCTGTAGACTGAGTACCGACTTTTCGATTTTCAACCTTGGCATATAGGATAAATCAATTGGTTTGAACCGTAGCACAGATGGTATCAAACGCGCACATGGCAGCGCTCGATCGAACATTCGATCGTTTTCGCTGTCGAAAATCTTGAAGCCAGCTAGCAGGACGCTAAGCGGCGACAAGCGAAGCGCCCCTATTCTGGGGGTATCGAACTAAGGAAAAATGGACTTATGGAGGCACAGCACATGATCGTAAAAAGCATCCGTGATGAATATGAAGGCTTCTAAGCTTTAAAATTCACTTTGTAGCTCCAAAGAAGGAGGCTTAGGCCTCCTTTTTTAATGTCTGGAGAGTTGGGGAAATGGATTTATTAAATGCGCTCTGGTGCCACATCGTTGACATCCTGAGCAGTGAAGCCTTTAGGGGCTTCATGATTATGACCGGTGTTGTTGTAGCTATCACATCCGTGATCAGCGCTCGCAACACAGCTAGAAAGAAGCAAACTGCCGACATGATGTTTGGAACTCGCTCAGATGACATGCTCAGCGAAGGCTATAAATGTTTGCAACGCTTACACAACTCTGATGACTCAAATATCCGCGCCCTTGCAAAGGACGGCAAGAAACAGTCAGATGATGCGAACCAGATTCGGTACGTCCTGAATCACTGGGAAAGGATTTTCGTCGGACTCCGGCAAGGAATTTACGATGAAAATATGCTTCGTGAAGCAAACTACAATACAGTGCTACGAACCTACGCTCAGGCGAGGCCCTATATCGAGGCGGTGCGCGAAGAAGAGCAAAAAAACACGTATTATCAATGCCTTGAACGTGCCGCCAAGCGCTGGAAGAAAAAACCTCTCGTTGAGCTGAAAAGGTAAAATGGCCCGGCCAAGTGCCGGGCTTTTCATTCCTGACCTACCAGGACCTATCTCACGTTAGTTGCTCGCAGCCTCTGGCACTTGGTATCGCAGCACAAACCCCTTCAAGGCCTTCTTGCTCGCCAAGTCGCCAATAACTGCATTGGCTTCTGACCTAGTCGAGAATGGCCCAAGAAAAATACGACTTTTGTTGTCGGCTCGTAGCGTGTAAGGCTTCCAGCCCGATTCGGCAAGATCTCGGCTTACCTTCTCCGCTTTTTCCTCACTGCTAACTGATGCTACCTGGACTGACCATTGAGTGCCCGGGATCTCCAGTACTTGCTTGGGATCTTCAGCGATAGCGTACCCGCAGACCTTACTGACGAACGGATCTGAAAGCGTGGAATCGATGATCACATCAAAGCCAGCTGGATTCTTCGTGGCAAGGAACGGGGAGAATCCAGAGTAGGCACCTAAAGCATTTTTCCCATTGACCTCTCCACAAATGCCACCAGCTGGCGCAGGCCGCTCATTTCTGAATTTCGCCGAATCAGGATCTTTCAGACGCTGAGCAACTGCCGTTCGCGCACGCTCAATATCCCCTCCCCCGCATCCAGCTACGACCAGCGCCAAGCTCACCACCAATAGTCCGCGCATCCACACCTCCATGGTTTGTTCGCGCGATTCTATCAGCTGGCCAGGTTTCAATCAGGCGGTTGGCCGCGTGTGGTCATCGACCGGAATATGGGTAAAGACAAAATTATGGGAATACCCATTGACATGAAATATGGGTGTGCCTATATTTGCCCACAAGCCAGCGCATCACCGGCCCAGCAGCGAAAGCCGCGCCGCTCTTTAGCGACACCACTTGCCGGATCACCACCGGCCCAGATTCGAAGGCAGCGATGAACCGGCCTCAACGGTTCAGAGGGTTGGCAACTGACCCGGGCGTGCAGCGTAAAGCGCCGAAAGCAGTTATCCAGCGGGAGGACAAGCCGAAAGGCCCGCGGCTGGAGGAACAATTTGAAGAAGCCGATGACGGCCGCCAGTAGCGGGTCACGGCGGAAAGCATCACTGAAGCCCGTTCACTGAGCGGGCTTTGGGATGACAACCGGAGGGTATCCAAATGCGCAACAACAACCAGTTCCGCGCCGAAGGCGAAACCATGGAGCAGTTCAAGGCTCGCCGCGCTCGCGGTGTAGCAACAAACATCATGGGCTTCATGGCTGAGTGTCGGGAAGCAGCCGGATGGGCCCCGGCCAAAGCCGAGATGATTCAGTGGTTCCACCAGCACCGCGCCCGCTTACATCTGCGCCTGCAGTTGGCTGCTCGACTCCCATGACGATTTCACTGGCAGCTCTTCTCACGAGGAGCTGACGGGAAATCAACCGGAGACAGCAGCATGCAAATCAATCAGCAGAAGACGGTTCAGGTAGACGTGACTGAGCTTCACCTGTGCATCAAAGTGCGCGACGGCTTTGCGGGTGGATTGAAAGACGCTCAGGGCGAGGAAGTAGGCCGCTACGAAGGCTATGTGCCGGACTTTTTCCCTGGCGAGCATTACGGCGACTACCTGATGCTCAACATCGACCTGGAAACAGGCCAGATCAAGAACTGGAAGAAGCCCGCCGCCGCCGACATCGAAAAGATGATCGAAGCAGACGAACAAGACTGAACAACCAGCGCCACGACAGCCTGTCGTTAACTGCCCGATCCTCTCGAAGAGAGCGCATCGGGGTGTGATTTGCAGGGTGGTAGAGCAGTGTTAACCCTAAAGCGGTCATTCGCGATGGCGCCAGGGGTTGCGTAGGTATGGCGAAGCATAAGCGCTGTGCACAAGCGCTGAAGTTGTAGCCATAACCGAGGCTTAGCTCGCCAGCTGTGGAAGCTGGAGGTCGCCCGAGTGGGCCCACCCTGCAAATCACACCCCGATGCGGAAGCGGCGTGGAAAGCAGACACGCAGGGCAACGGATAGGCGCCCACCTGAAAAACTGCCTGTAATGCCAGCCGCTGTGAGCGACGTCCGGTATGCCTGCTGGGGCTATAGCCGGAACCTGAGAGAAAGGCTTTGTCGGCCCAATGAGGATAGCCGGACGTAGCGACCGGCCTTCTGCATCAACGCGGGGTAGCTTGCGCGTAATCAAGCCAGCAACAAGCACCACGGCGGTGAAGCCCGCGCCGTAGACGTAACCGGCACCCCTCCCCGACCAATCCCGAATGCACTCCCCTTCGCGCCCAACGGCAACCAGCGGAGCGGATGAGTGCATTGCGAGTTTTGTTGGATCAACCGCACACCGGAGGTCGCCATGAAACGCAAGTCATCACCAACCAAACCTCGTCCTGACGTCCACGACTGTGCCAAAGGCCGGATGCATGACGCCATGGCGAAGAAGATCGTTGTCACTTTGCCTGGCGGGTATATCGCATGAGCAGCTGGATCAAGTGCAGCGACAAACTGCCTGCCTACAACGAAAAAGTTCTGGCCTGCTTCGTGAACGCCCTTGAAAGGAAGACAGTCGCCGCTGCTGAGCTTTGCCACGAAAAGCGCTGCGCATCGCCAGAAAGCCATGATTATGACGATGTCTGGTACGTCCACCCAGGCTGGGGACACAAGATAAAGCCAACCCACTGGCAGCCACTCCCGGCGCCACCCACCGATTAACTACTCAGCCAGGAGGCGCCATGCGCAACAAGCACCCGGGCACCTGCTACCGCTGCAACATGCGCGTTGAGGTAGGCCAAGGCCACTTTGAGCGCCACGCTGGCGGATGGCGAGTCCAGCACGCCAACTGCGCCGTCAAGGCCAGGCAGATCAAGCAAGAACAGCAGAACGCCCAGTAACGCCGATTTGGAGGCGACCATGTCAGCTCTACGCAAGCTCATCCCAGAAGACGACTTCCTCGAAACGCAGGCCGGCCAGGAATGGCTGAGCGCGTCAGTCGACGACCTGCTTTCTCGGAACCATGTAGAGGCTCCGAACCCCGTTGGCCGGAACCTCGTCCTGGTCAACGCCGATCACTTGCCTGAAGCGCTGGCTGACCACATGGCCGCGAACCCGGATCCAGATCGGTGCATCGAGAAGATACTGATCGAGCTGATCAGGCGCGGTGGCGACGGGATGCTGCACGCCTGGGCCGTTGAGGCCGTGGGTGGCGATCCGCTCCTCGTTCGAGCACTGGCCGGCGACCTTGTGGCAAGGCATGCCAACAGGTATCGCGATGCGAAACGTGAAAGCGATCGCGTGGAACAGGAGTGCGGGTTTTGAGCCCGCACATACTGATCGACCAAGCGCTCGAAGGCGTCGCCACGTCGCCGGGAGACGACGAGGTCAGCCTGCTGGTTCAGGGGCTGATCACCCGCCTCTTCACCGACGGCGCCATCACCATCGACGAGTTCAACCACTACTGCAAACGCCTGCGTGACCTCTGTCAGCGGCGTAAGGAGGCAGCATGAGCACGGCCCCCGTTAAAACCCTGATCGACGAGCAGATCGAAGACATCGAGCGCAAGATCGCGATCCTCGGCTTCGGTCTGCCCTTCAACGAGGTGATCGGCCGCAAGCGCGAGGATCTGGTCGCAGACCTTCCGCGGCGCCTGGCGTCGACGATGAAGGGCCGGCGGATCGCCGTGCGGGTTCGCCCATGAGGCTCACTTACTGGGCCATGGCTGCCCTTCTGATATCCCTGCTGGCCGCCTACAGCGTGGTGCGCGACTCGTCTGGCGTCTGCCAGGTGCCGCACTCGATCACCTACCGGGTGTTCCGGTGAGCGGCGAAGGCGCCCTGAAGCGCCAGCAGGCAACGGCGAAACGCTGCGCCAGGCTGCGTCGGCAGGGCCACACCCTGAGCGAAATTGCAGACCTGACCGGCGTGGATCGGACGCGTGTCGCTGCGCGGATCACGCTTGGCGAGCGACTGCTTAGCCTCGAAGTGTCGCCATGACCAGTCGCCAATGGCTGCGCCGCGTCCTGATCTGGCGAGGCTCGTTCTCCGCCCTCTCCGTGATCACCTTCCTGATGCTGCTCAGCGCCCTCGCCGACCGCATCACCTCCTGAACCAAGCACTCAATCGCTGCGCTCGGCGCGGCAAGGAACAGTCATGTCCACGAATATGCGGATCTGGGATCAGGTCAACACGACCGACCCAAGTGCCACGAAGAACTTCACAGGGATGGGTGGTTTCAAGGGTACCGCCATCAAACCGACCTACCTGATGCGAAAAGCCACTGAGGTCTTCGGGCCTTGTGGCGAAGGCTGGGGGTGGACTGTCATTGAAGAGCGATTCGACGAAGGAGCTCCACTTCAAGCACCCACCAAGGAATGGCCTACCGCGCCTCTGATCTACGCGAAGGTGCACACAGTCAAGGTCGAGCTTTGGTACCAGGGCGAAGGCGGACAGAAATGCACCGTGACGCACTACGGGCACACACCGTTCGTTCTCCTGCAGCAAGGCAAGATCATCACCGACTGGGAAGCAGCGAAGAAGTCACTCACCGATGCCATCGGTAAGTGCCTCCAACCGCTTGGGTTCGCCGCGGACATTCACATGGGTCTGTTCGACGACGCCGCCTATGTCGAAACAGTGCGCGACGAAGTCGCCATTGCCAAGGCTGAAGACAAGCAGGAAGAGATCGACCGCCAGCAGCAGGAGCGGCTCGATTACATCAGGTCTGTCATCGAAACCATGGGCGGCGCGCAATCAGCCCAGGAACTGAAGAAGATCCACGACGTGGCGGTGCGCAAACTGAGCCTGCGGAAAGACACGAAAGGCGCCGAGCGCATCTCGCTGGAGTGGAAACGCATCACTGAAGCCGCTGAACGTGAGGACGCAGCATGACTCAACTCTACGCATTGACCGGCAAGCTTGCTGAACTGCAGGGAATGGCTGACACCGACGATGAGGGTCTGAAAGAAGCCCTACAGCATGCCATGGACGAGATCCAAGGCGAATTCGAGATCAAGGCCGACAACATCGTCATGCTGCGCCGCAACATCGAGAGTGATATCGACGCGATCGAGAAAGAGGTCGATCGACTGAACGAGTTGAAGCGTGTGAAGAAGAACGGTGTCGCACAGATCAGCGACTACCTACGCCGGAACATGGAAGCCGCTGAGATCAAGTCGATCAAGCGGCCGTTGTTCACCATCACCCTCGCCCTGGCACCTGAAAAGGTCATCGTCGACAAAGAGGATGAGATCCCGGACGACTTCATCGAAACGAAGACAGTCTTCACTCCCGACAAGAAGTCGATCGCCGCAAGGCTCAAGGAAATCCGAGACCACAACGACGCCGTGCGCAAACGCATCGAGGCCGGCGAGGACGCCGAGCATGAACTTTCTCCCGAGCCAGCCTGGGCGCATCTTGAGCGCGGTGAAAGCTCAATCCGGATCAAGTGAGGTCAGCATGATCAGCAACCATCTCAACCTAGTCGAGCAGCAGCGAGAAAGCGCCGAGGCGATCTCCGGCCAGGTCGCCCAGTTCCTCGCCGCCGGCGGCCGCATCGAGCAATTGAAGAGCCACCCGCGCACCCAGCCGCGGCCCCGCTCCCAGAACATCGACCCCGAAACGGTGCTCCAGCGCCGGCGCAAGAAATTGTCGCCGGCCGACCGCGGCGCCATTCGCAAAATGGCGGACTCACTATGAGCAAACGCAAGCCCCACAACATGCGCGCCCGGCTGGAACGCGCTTGCCGGGCGCTGCTCAGCACCAACCACGTCGCCGTGGTGAACATCGACCCCAGCGGGCGCCAGGGCATGGTCAACTGGGTGAACTGCAAAAACATCCCGCCCGGCCAGCAGATCGCCAACGCGGTGTGCGACATCCCGCACCGCTGGACGATCTACCTCAGCGTCCAGTGCCGAGATCAGCGCGGGCACCGCTACACAAAGTCGGTGGAGGTTGCACCCCAGGGCAACTACCTCGCCGCGCACCTCGAGGACGTGATCGAGGGCACCTACCAGGATCTCATCGCCGAGTCGAACCCGAACCACCAGGTCGCCTCGGGCTGGATCGCCATCCCCGCCGAAGTGTCGCTGAGTGAAGAGCAGGCCGCCCGGGTGTTCGACGCCGTCGGCGTGTGGAATCAGCAGAGGGCTGCATGAGGCGGATCAACAAACTGGCCGGCGCCCGCCGCCGGAAAACCTGGCTGGACATGCCCGCCAGCGGAATCGAAGAGGTAGGCCATGGCCAAAACTGGACAAGAAAGATCGGCGAAGGCCGCACTGAAGCGTATCGCGTTCGACGAGAAGGAGCTGCGGCACCGGTGCAGGCTCGGCACGCGGCAGAAGCTGGTCTGGAACGAGGATACCGAACAGGCCTCGGTGATTGAGGGTTGCCTTCGGTATGTGCATTCGCTTGGGCCTGAAGCTGCACGGGAAGCGTTGAAAGCGCGCCACGAAATTGTGATTAGCGATAACGTGGCGATAGAACTTCATAATCAGAGCATCATGGAATTGAGGCGGGATCCCGGGGATGAGATTCTCAAACCATCGGTCATTTAACCGCCTCTCTTTTGACTCGATCCATCAAATCGACAAAGATTCCTATCGAGACTGTGACGATTTCAGACCTCGGGTAATTAGGCGCCTGCCAGGGATCTATGAGGGCCAAGGCTATCAATAGTGAGTTCACAATCCCTATTTGATTATTTATAAAAGCGCCTACATCCCCGGTGGGTTTCGGAATCCCAGCTGGAGTTGCATACAGGATTGTATTTCTGAAATTAGCACGTTTATCAATAAGCCCTCGAATTTCCGAAGTTTTCTCAAACCCAAGAAGCTCTTTCATTTCTTCCTGAAAGTGCTCGCCAAGCGTCTTTGGCCCTTCTGCTCGGACGTGAAGAGGTGGTGTCGGCTGGACTTCTGTATCCGTTTGGCCAAGTTGAATCCCGATCCGCAAACCTATGCGACCATCGACGTCGTCGAAAAAAATACGATGGCGCCCAAACTGTCCGCCAGCTTGTTCCTTGCGATTTTTGAACCACTGCATAACGGTACCGACGAATAAAACCACTGCATGCTTATCGGCGTGATTTCTGAACCACAACTTGTCCGCGCCGGGGTACTCCTGCTCTTTTAGCGAAGACAGTAATGCAGTCGCCGCCTCCTCCTCGGCGCACACCGCTCGGAAAGCTGCCATAGCAGGGTCTATTACCGCTATGTCGATAGCTTTTTGAATGTGGCTAACAGCATTGACAGATGCCCATTTTGTTCTACCAGAACACCCTTCGAGAAAGTCAGTGAACTGTAAAAGTGGACTCGGATCCAGCTTGCCCGTTTTGTCATCCATGTTTTGTCACTCTCGCGCAAAAATTTACAAATACCCCAACATTAATCAAATTGCCACCACCGGTCACGGAGGGCGGCGCCTACCCGAGGTAATCGCAATGCCTGTTCTCCATAGCGTGATTCACAAGATCGACAAAAAGCCCGACGGCTCGCCGGCAGTTCTGTTCCTCGGCGGCGCCGAGCAGGTCGAGAGCCAGGCGCGCGACGACCTGGTGAACCAGTTCAATGAAAGCTACAACGCCACCACCGGCAAAGGCTGGGGGTTCTTCCACGCTGAATCTGGAGCGTTCCCACTCAGCGGCTGGCTCGCCAAATACCTGGCCGGCGGATCGGACTTCCTCGACTTCAGCATCATCTCCGTCGAGCACCTGACCCGGCTGATGGAAGAGTCGAACCTGACCACGGGCGGCCACGCCCTCTTCTGCCATTACCGGCAAGGCCTCACTGACTACCTGATCATTGCCCTGGTGCAAGAAACAGAAGCGGTGACCATGACGGAAGAACTCAGCCTGATGACGGTTAAGCGTCTGGATCTGGATCACATCCGCCTGGCCGCGCGCATCAACATCAGCGAATGGCAGAACAACCCGCAGTCGAAGCAGTACATCTCGTACATCAAGGGAAAACAGGGTCGAAAGCTCAACGACTACTTCCGCGACTTCATCGGCTGTCAGGAAGGCGTCGACGGCCCCGGGGAAACCCGCACTCTGCTCAAGGCGTTCAGTGACTTCGTGGAGAGCGAAGACCTGCCGGAAGATTCCGCTCGCGAGAAGACGCAGACCCTCGTCAGCTACTCGATGGCCCAGGCCAAGCTTGGCGAGCCGATCACCCTCGACGAACTGTCCGAGCTGATCAACGAGGATCAGCCGAAGGCATTCGTTGACTTCATCAAGTCTTCCGACTACGGGCTGTCCGACACTCTTCCGCCGGACAAGAAGACCCTCAACAAATTCCGGCGATTCACCGGCCGGGCCGAGGGATTGTCGATCAGCTTCGAGCAGCACCTGCTCGGCTCGAAGATCGAATTCGATCCGGCCGATGGCACGCTGACACTGCGCGGCTTGCCGAGCCAACTTGTGGAGCAGCTCAATCGCGCAGGCGCCTGACATCAATCACGCGCCGCCACCAAGGGCGGTGCGAACAACTGCCCATGACACTCCGGCGCTGTCCGCCAGCGCCTTTCCACCTTCTACGAATCACGCCAGCCGGCAAGGATCCCGCATGGAAATCACCTACGGTTCGGTCTGCTCAGGGATCGAGGCCGCGACGCTCGCCTGGAAGCCGCTCGGCATGCGCGCCAACTGGTTCGCCGAGATCGAAGCCTTCCCCAGCGCAGTGCTGGCCCACCACTACCCGAACACGCCGAACCTCGGCGACATGACCAAGCTCGGCGCACAGGTGCTGTCGGGCAAGATTGCGGCGCCGGACATCCTCGTCGGCGGCACCCCGTGCCAGGCCTTCTCGGTCGCCGGCATGCGTGAGGGCCTCACCGATCCGCGCGGCGCCCTCACCATCAAATACGTGGAGCTTGCTGATGCAGTTGACTATGTTCGAGCAGGCCAGCGAAAGCCCGCCAGCGTCATCGTCTGGGAAAACGTCCCCGGCGTCCTCAGCGACAAAGGCAACGCCTTCGGATGCTTTCTTGGCGCGCTTGCTGGGGAAGACTGCGAACTGCAGCCTTCAGGGAAGAAATGGCCGGACGCTGGTTGTGTGTATGGACCCAAAAGAGCAATCGCGTGGCGGATCCTGGACGCCCAATATTTCGGCCTGGCCCAACGACGCCGCCGTGTGTTCGTTGTCGCAAGTGCTCGAGACGGATTCGATCCCATCGAGGTACTTTTTGAGCGCGACGGCGTGCGCCGGGATACTGCGCCGCGCCGAGGCGAGGGGCAAGACCTTACCGGATCAGCTCCTTTCCGCCCTGCGCTCCAGTGCGGGTGCGGATGCACCTTCGATGAACGATGCGGCGCCTGGGGATGCCCCAACTGGGAAGGAGATGAGGGCCCAGCGGTCAGCGTGACGGCAGGTGTCCCGGCGTTCGGCGGGCACAGCCTGGGCGGCACGATCGAGCAGTCTGCCACCCTCACCCATCACGAAGGCCGGCAGGACATCGAGAGCGAGACGTTTTTCGTGGCCCCAACCATCGCCGGCGGCGCGCGCAAGTCCGGCGGCTACAGCTACGACGACGTGCCCTGCGTCGCAGCGACACTCGATGCAAGCTATGGACGACTGCATGGCTGCTCGGGACAGGATGCCAACCACGGTCACAGCCATTTGGTGGTGCACGGCACGCAAGATCCCTGCGTGATGCTGGATCAGGCCCATGCCCTTGGGCGCAACAGCGGCCAGGAGAATGCCGTTCTTGCGATCCAGAACGCCACCCGCGGCAAAGCCCAGAACGGGCTGGGGATCTCCTCGGACGGCGAGCCGATGTACACCCTGGACAACGGTTCGCAGCACGCTGTGATGGTGGCAGATCTGTCGCCGACGCTCAGATCTGCCAACTTCCGCAGCCACAGCAACCCGTCCACCCAAAAGGACACCCTCGTGGTCGCATCGGACGTCCGCCGCCTCGTCCCGCGCGAGTGCGAACGCCTCCAGGGCATGCCAGACGACTACACGCTGATCCCGTGGCGCGGTAAACCCGCCAGCGAATGCCCTGACGGCCCACGCTACAAGGCGATCGGCAACAGCAAGGCCGTGCCGTGCGTTCGCTGGATTGGCCGGCGCATTCTCAAACAGATCACTCCTAGCCCGTACGACGAATTGATTTGAGCTAATTCCCGCTACTCAGCGGCTGGCGGCGCCCCCCTCGTCGATCGACCATCCAGCGCTGGCATTGGATCTGTTTCGATAACAGAAAGAATGGAGACCCACGCTTCATATGCCGATTTTTGGCGGTCAACAGCGTCACTCCAGTTTGTGCCTGAAGTATCAGCTGCAATCACCAGCATCATCAGATGACTCGTAGTAGCATCCAAATCAAGCAAATATTGATGAGCTTTGAGTCTGAATCCGTCATTTTCATGCATTTTTAGCACGCGACTGTGCAAGGACTGGCTCGGAACTACGGGCCGCTATTCCTATGAAATGAGTATGTCACCAACCTGATCGGTTCGATACAAGCTATTCCCTCCCCCTTCAAAGTCAGCCGCTATAGCGGCAAGGACGAAGTCATGCCTGAAGAAAAAGTCGTGATGTACGAATCACCCGAAGCCGCCAGCATCCAGACCTTGACTGGCTGGGTCTCCGCTAATGGCCGCTTCTGGGGCAACGATGAACACATGGCCCGTTGGTGCGGCGCCACACATCGCCGTTGCGAGAAAAACCCGGAACATCCCATCCACGAAGTCCGGAGCTACTGTCGTCAGTGCCACGACGAGAGCCGAATGGCGAAGTTCGCAGCGATGCCATTCAAGGACTGGGCCGGGGAGCCGTTGGTTATCTTCGATGGCGACCAGTACTTCTTCGACGAAGACAGCTTGCGTGATTACCTGATCGACAGCGATTTCGAACTGGCCGACCTGAAGCTCTGCATCTGCGAGCCGAATATGCCGAGCGAAATCGACCCGTCCGACGTATTTGTTGACGACCTACCAGAGGATGGCGAAATCCGCGATCAGCAACTTTTCGCGGCGTTCGAACTGCTGAACGAGATGATCCGTCAGTCCGAGCCGCTGTCGTGGTCGCAGGGCAACTTCGCCGCCCGCCTTCCGCAGTCGCTCATCGACGAGGTCGCCGCAGCGAGGGCAAGCCATGCGATTGAAGAAAGCTGACCGCGAGCAAGTTCGCCTGAAATACGGCGGCCATTGCGCCTACTGCGGCGCGCTACTGGGCGATCGTTGGCACGCCGATCACCTGGAACCAGTTATCCGGGTCGCTGATGAACGTGTCGCCGAGCAGATCAACAACCATAACCTCGGCAACATGATGCCAGCCTGCGCGCAATGCAACATCAGCAAGGGCCGACAGACACTGGAAGGCTGGCGGGATTGGATCGCCGGCCACGTCAACAGCCTCAACAGCTACCACCCAATCTACCGGCTAGCCAAGTCGTACGGCCTGATCGCCGAGACAGGAGCGCCGGTGGTCTTCTACTTCGAAAAGGTGCAGCCATGATCCTCATATGCATGGCCGGCTGCGCCCTATTCTTCTGGCTTCCATTGGCCCTGACCATTAAGGCGGTGATCGGATGAACGACAAGATGCGTGAAGAATTCGAGACTGCGGCGCGCGCTCAAGGCCTGCCGCTCGCTCGAACCCATCAACCCCTGCGCTTTGCCAACGGGCACAGCCGGGAGGCCGGCGACTACATCGCGCTGGAAACTCTTTGTGCCTTCTGGGCTTGGCAGGCCTCCCGCGAGGCGCTGGTAATCGTCCTGCCGCCAGCACCCAACGAACCCGAAGACCCAGAAGACGCCATCGACGACAGCCACTTGGATGCCTTCCACGCTGCCATCCGCATGCGGAGCGACTGCCAGCAATCTATCGAATCCGCAGGACTGAAGGTGACGCCATGATCATCCTGATCCCCGCCCTGTTTCCCGTTCTCGCTGGAGGCGCCCCGATCTACATGGCCTGGCTCATCTACAAGGGGCCGTGGCGATGAACATCTACCGGCACACCTTCGCAGCCGTCTGTCCGGCCGACGGCGAAACGATCATCTACCGCCTTGAGTTGCGATCGACATCGATGATCCACGTCGAGCACATCAAAACAGCGACCGCGCTGATCAAGCAGGGTTGGCATGAGCAGATCGCCGACAGCCTCTCCGAAAAGCTCGGCGGCGATCAAACCATCGTCGCCACTCACCAAGGCGTTGAGATTGAGACATTGAGGCTTAGCGGATGATTGCGTACCACGGCACTCCAGTCGGTGGCACCAGGCAGGACGGCGCTCGCTTTCTTGCAGGACGGCATGCTCTGGTGCCTTTTCCGCGCCAGGATGACATGGGCATTGTGGCCGACGTCTGCCAGTCGTTCGTCTTCGACAACGGCGCATTTTCGGTCTGGAAAAAAGGCGGAACGCTGGATGTGGATGGCTATACCCGATGGGTTGAGCAGTGGCACCGGCATCCTGGTTTCGACTGGGCGCTAATCCCTGACGTCATTGATGGGGACGAAGCTGCGAACGACGCACTACTGTCAGCTTGGCCTGCGGAACTACGAGGTGTGCCGGTCTGGCACCTGCATGAATCGCTCGATCGTCTTGTGCGCCTGGCGGCGGGCTGGCCAACGGTGGCAATTGGAAGCTCCGGCCAGTGGGCGAGCCCGGGAACGGCTGCGTGGTGGAAGCGGATCGGTTCAGCTATGGATGCAATCTGCGACGACCAGGGTCGACCTGTTTGCCGCCTGCACGGGCTGCGAATGCTCGACCCGACCATTTTCCAGCACCTCCCGTTTGCCTCTGCGGACTCCACAAACGCTGCAGTTAACGGAGGCAGCATCAGCCGCTTTGGAATGTACGCCCCACCCACCGCCGGGCAGCGAGCCTGCGTGATCGCCGACCGCATTGAGTCGCACAACAGTTCTCCGATCTGGCAACGCGAAGCCCAAGTCGAACTCGCTTTGTAACCCTACCCAACACAACAGCCTGCCGGCGCCCGGCGGGCAAGGAACCCCTATGTCTGCGAACAACAACGACAAGACCACCCAGCGCATCAGCACGCCCGAGTTCATCGCCTCCATGTCTCTCGGCCAGCTCCACGCCGCCGGCGACCTGATCCGCGACAGGATCCGCGTGGTCGAGGCGGAGAAGAAACGAATCGTCTGGCAGGTGTGCCGCGGCGGAATCATCGACAGGTCTTTCCGCGAGGAACAGTTCGAGGCGGCCGCCGACCACCTGCTCAGCATCTTCAGGAAGCACTTCCTGGAGATCGCCGCCGACTTCGTTGCGGGCCGGACCGGCACGACGCGCGAGATGGCACAGGAGATCCCCCGCATCGAAGCCGAGCTGGTTCCCCAGTTCGAATATGAGACCCAGTGGTTCCCGGCCAAGTCCGAATAACTAACCAATGGCCCGCCGGTGTGCGGCGGGCGAGGAAGACTCATGTCAGATCAACAGTATCCGTTCAAATCCTGGGTGTTGACGCCCAGTTTCGCGCCGAAGGAAGTCGAACTGGTGGCTGCATCCCACTACAGCGACTACCACCACACTGCCGCGAACAAGTACTACCACCAATCCGAGCTGTATGCCTCGAAACGAGTGGCAATCGAGGCCGGCTGGCGAAAGCTCGACGAGCAACAAAACACCCTCAAAAAACGAGCAGACGCAATCGCGAAGAAGAAAGCCACCCTCACGAAGCACTCCAGCGACCTTTAGCCACCCTCCGCCGCCAGCGCGGCACCGCCCACCAGGGCAAGGAAGTGCGCCATGACCATCACCAAGATCATCAAGGGCCCACACCGGTTCGCCGGACTCTGGTGGGTCGTCGCCGACTGCGGCGGAAAGATCCAGTACATCTCACGCCGCACCGAGGAACTGGCCCGCCAGATCTCCGCCGGGCAGGACAGCGTGACCCTTCACTGAACACTCAGCCGCCGCCGGCGGCGTGGAGCATCACCTATGGCAAATCGAAGCGCGGCACAGGCTGCGCCCCTCCTCCCGCGCTTTATCCGCGCCGGCGAGGCCTACGGATACCTCGGCATGTGCCGGGAAGAATTCAACAAAACGGTCAGGCCGAACGTCCGCGAATTCCCCATCGGCAAACAGGGCGTTGGATTCGACCGGATTGAGCTCGACCAGTGGGCAGACGCTTACGTCGAGTCCATGGCAATTGAAAAAGCGGCGAATCAGGACAACAATCAGCCCCGCAGTGGGCGCCAAGGAGGTAATAAGTGGCGCGAAAAACGATCTCCGGTCTCTACGAGAGAAATGGAATCTGGCATATCGACAAGGTCGTCAGAGGTCACCGACTTCAGGAAAGCACTGGAACAAGCGAAAGGCAGGAGGCGGAGCAGTACCTGATCCACCGGCTGGAAAAGCTAAGGCAGGAAAAGGTCTACGGCGTGCGCCAGGTGCGAACCTGGCGTGAGGCGGCCACCAGGTATCTGGTTGAATTCAAAGACCAGGCATCGATCGGCCTGTCCGCATTACACATTGAGCAGCTGGATCCGTACATCGGGGATCTGCCGATCACCCATATAGATGACGGAACCCTGGCTCCTTTCAAGCGGGACAGGCAGAAGCCGACGAAGAACGAAAAGGGGAAGGTAAAGCCAGGCGTCTCGAACCGGACGGTGAACATCGCACTACAGCGAGTCGTTCGGATCTTGAACCTGTGCCACAGGAAGTGGCGAGACGCAGAGAAGCGGCCGTGGCTGGATAGCGTGCCGATGATCTCGATGCTGGAGGAGAATAAGTCGAGCAGGAAGCCTTATCCGATGTCCTGGGCGGAGCAGTCGATGCTGTTCGCTGAAATCCCCGATCACCTGTTGAGGATGGCGCTCTACAAGGTGAACACGGGCTGCCGAGAGCAGGAAGTCTGCAAGCTTCAGTGGGATTGGGAAATCCGGGTGCCGGAACTGGGGACAAGCGTGTTCCTGATACCTGCTGACTTTGGCGGAAGAAGTGAAAAGTCTGGCGTGAAGAACGGCGACGAGAGGCTGGTGGTGCTGAACAAGGTGGCGATGTCTGTCATCGACGGTCAGCGCGGCTTGCATCCGGAGTATGTCTTCCCGTATGGGCAGCCGGACGAATACGGCCCGACCCCAATGCACCGGATGAATGACACGGCATGGAAGAAGGCCAGGGTGCGATCGGCGGCGAAGTGGGAAATGGAACACAAGTCACCGGCACACCCCGGGTTCAGATCGATCAGGGTTCACGACCTCAAGCACACCTTTGGCAGAAGGCTTCGTGCAGCGGGCGTGACACTGGAAGATCGGAAGGCGCTCTTGGGGCACAAGAATGGCAGCATTACGAGCCACTATTCTACCGCAGAGCTTGAACAGTTGATTGAGGCGTCAAACAAAGTGTCAGCGACGGATTCACGCGGGCCGGCTCTGACCATCTTGAGGAGGAAAACAGGATGA